AAATCCTGTACAACCCCTGGCCTGAACATACTGAGGAAAGGTTCATTAATTTCAAAACTCATATAAACCCTAAAATCCAGTTATTAATTTTGGCACATCGCCAAGTATTAGCGTTTGTTAGATGGTTGGAATGGCCTTAATGCAGGGCTTTCTGGGGCTAAAGATCCTGAGGTTTCTGAGTTTGATAGGTGGGGTTGTACGGTTAATTGGGTTCTAGTGAGTTTGAAATGAAAACAACCCGTATTGTGCCAGGTTCTGTTGATTTCCAGTTTGGAAATTATTATGATGTTACTGTTGTTGGGGTGTATGATTTTAATGGGTTCAGGTGTTTATGCGCTTACTCTGGTGCTTCGATTTCAGTTTGTCGGGTTAACTGGATTATGGTGGGGATGAGTTTAAATTGAAAATGACATCTACTATGTATGGTGCAGAATTCTTCTGGAGTGATACTACCGTCCTTCTCTGTTATTGGATGTTCACTAACACGTGTTCTTTCGTGATTTATATGTATGAAAATTCTCGTTTCATTAGTGGCCTTGATCATCAGCCTTTTCTGGTTCCCTGGATAGCGGTGAGTTTAAATTGAGAATGTCAAGGCATGTAGATTATTACAGTGGCTGCGAGTACGTGAAATGGGATTTAAATTTTGAGTAACTACAGGTGGAGGTATGCTGATCCTCAGTCTTCTAGGTGTTTTAAGTTTGATGATTCACTTTATCTATGGTGGTATCCTAACTCGGGGCTGGTAGTGATTTCGGATCAACGTGACAACTGTTCATTCTCTTGGATTTTGGCGAGCTTAAAGTGAGACTTTTACGGATGGGGGAGCCATCCCAGCCATGGGCTACATTTCGATTTACCCCCTTTAGCGATGAGACCGGAAATACTCATCACCTTTGGCTGCGCTAGCACAGTAGTTCCAGCGGGCTTCTTCTTATGGATGTGAATAACGTGTGGGAGCTAAATTGGATTTTGGGGTCTTTAGGTGAGTAATTTAGAGGCATGGGTTGATTCATCGGGGCTATATGCAGAATTTTTCTGGAGTGATGACGCACCTCAGTACAGGAATGCTATAACTTGGATGGGACAGCCTATGCTTGGAGTGGATGATGATTACATTGGTCTTACATTGTATCTTCTTGTGGAAGATCGTCGCAACCCGTCGAGAATGCCTAACTGGATTATTGCGAGTTTGAAGTGACTGATTCAGAAACTATATGGAATCAGATGAGAATTTCAGAAAGATACTCTGACGCTATATTATTTTTTTGGCTTAGTGATCCCAAATTACGTTTGTATTACTTTTTTAAGCCTATGGGGCAGGTTTGGGTTTCCCATGTAGGGCATCGTCATGATTATAACTGGATTGTGGTGAGTTTACGATGACATTGCATTTAGTTGATGAAGGCGGCACCTATAATTCTGAAGGTGCTTTTATAGGGTTTTGGGCACAATTTCAGTTTAATGATATCCAGAATAATTTAGTGCTGAGTTATAATCATACGGGGGTAATTGGTATCACTTGGACATCAGACAGGCACCGGCAAGGTGGATGGGTTAAAACAAACTGGATACCAGTGTGTCTGTAATTCTAGAGAGAGCTTTAAGGATAAACTTGACACTCTATAGGCTTACCCTTTATTACCACGATGGTCTAAAGTTTTATGTGTACGGAACAGATATATTAGATGGGTATGCCCGTGACATCCAAACTATAGATTTCAACTGGATAGCCTGTTCTTTATCTTAGCCATATTCCGAGAACAAACGTATGAGCCTTTTACTTAAACTTCTATCTGCTGTAATCATCCTATCTGCCGTCTTAACGACACCAGTAGGTAGTGCTGCCACCTTACCTTTAGTGGTACCCGGAACTGGTGAAGTCGTAGAAGGCAACACTGGGACTGCCGTCTTGGTCCAGAATGTCTCTTTAACTGCCCCGTCGACCGTGCCTGTTAGTGTGAATTGGACTACCAGGGTGGTTGGTAATGCGCCTGCCAGTCAGGCTGACTTGATTGATTATGCAGCCGGATCTGGTGTGGTTACGTTTGCCCCAGGTGAAACTTCTAAGACCGTAAGTGTTGTAGTGTACGGTGACACAACTGTTGAAGCCAATGAGTATGTGGTGTTTTCTTTCACTAAGCCAGTTAACGCTAAGATGGGTGGATTTTGGGGTTTGGGGTTCGGGCAGATCACTAACGATGACGTGGCCCCATCAGTCAAGTCTTTGAAGGTTAGTGGTAAGAACCTTGTTAACGAATCTGGTGCTATTGCGCAGTTGCGTGGTGTGAATAGACCTAGCCTTGAGTTCAGGTGTGTGGCTTACAGTGAGAACCCAGGCTGGGCAGGTTTTATGACTGACGATGATGAAGTGGTTGGTGGGCGTAGCCCCGCCTATACTGATACTGTTGTTTCTTCTTTGTCCACTTGGGATAAAGCTGGTTCTAGTGAGCATTCTATAAACACAGTTAGGCTGCCGCTCAATGAGTCTTGCTGGTTGGGTACGGCCCCTGGCCCTTATTCTGGTGAACCGTATAGAGCCTTTGTCAAGTCTTTGGTAGATAAGCTTACTGCTTCTGGCAGGTATGTGATTTTGGATCTTCACTGGTCATCTCCCGGTAATACTATTGCTATGAGTCAGGATGTTGGACCTAACCGTGAACATTCTCTACCGTTCTGGGGTTTAGTTGCTGAGCAGTATAAAACTAATCCTGCCGTTGCTTTCGACCTGTATAACGAGCCACGTATTTGGTGCCATACTCCTGCTTGCCAAGGGGATTATAGTCAGGCTGTAGCTTACGGTTGGGGCTGTTATTTGAACGGCTGTACTTACACTTATAAGTTTGAGGATTTTCCTCAGCAGCCTGTTGGCTCGACTATTGACATTGTGGGAACCCAGGAGCTTTTGAACGCTATCCGTAATACTGGCTCAAAGAACGTGATATTTATTGAGGGGCTTGGTTGGGGTAACTCTATGGACAACTGGATGAATTATCGACCTGTTGATTTAACGGGCCAGATCGCAGCAAGCATTCATACTTACACTTCTAGTGGGGCTAATGTGAGGAACGTCGCCTATTTGGATGGCAGCTTTGCTTCTGGTGGTTTAAGTTCTTCGTTCCCTATTCTGATTGGTGAATTCGGTGAGTGGATGTGCTCCGGTGTTTCTGATGGTTTCACTGAGAATACAATGAGTTACGCAGACGCCAGAGGGTTTTCTTATACAGCCTGGGGCTGGGACAAGGGTGAAAATTGTGATGGGCCTACTCTTGTTACTAGTAATGGGTTGGGGACTCCTTCTCCGTATGGGTTAATTGTTAAAAACCACTTGACAGGTATGGTAAAGTAGTTTATATGAAATATCTTAGACGTGCTTTCGCTGGTTCCAGTAGAGTTGATGGGGCCTATTATGATAAAAAGAAAAAGATTGTTCATGTAATCTTCGATGACGGGGTGCGTTGGAAATATATTGATGTGCCTGAAAAAGTTTGGGATGATTTTTATGGCAGTGCTTCTCCTGGCCGGTTTATTTGGCAGACCCTGGAAACGTATCCTAATGGCCAGGATTAGCTCTAGGCACCCCTACCCCATAAACCGTCTAGAAACGGCACACAGAGCGATCTAGGGGCCTCTCATGGGATCACAGTATGGACACTACATGATCATTCCAATAGATGCACCTATTGCTCATGACACTGAGTGTCTTCATAGTGATGGTGACTTTTTATGGTATGCGAATGAAGACCCTGACCCTGACGGGTCCGATGATGGAGTTCTTTCGTTTGGTTTATGTTTTTTAGCAGAATGCATGATTTACATGAACAATTGGATTGCGGTCTCGCTTAAATGATCTTTTTCGTAGCTGGGTTGGGAACTGTAGTGGTAGGTAACTTTGAAAAGCCAGCTAGCCCTCTAGTCGAATTTCATATCCGAGATGGATACTGCGCCATTTTCACCCAACAAACAAACGCTAATACTTGGCGATGTGCCAAAATTAATAACTGGATTTTAGGGTTTATATGAGTTTTGAAATTAATGAACCTTTCCTCAGTATGTTCAGGCCAGGGGTTGTACAGGATTTAAGATTCATATTCGACTGCATCGAAGCCTACAGCACCATGTACCGTGATGATTTCCATCCTGTTTGGGAACATGACGTGAGTGCTATCTGGTATCATCAGAGTAAATTTTGTTTCCTGCAATTCAAGGACCGGCAGGCTCTTGTCCTTCCAGGTAATTGGATTGCAGTGTCTGTGAAAGAAGCCGACACTTGATACATGATCAAGCTTATAAAAATGAGTTTTTCTGATGGGCACGGATATTATATTTCTGTATATCTGTCTTTTTCTAACACCCATCAGTTTTTTATTTGCAAAGCTATGAGAGGGTACTTTAATTTGCCGTTGAATTGGATTGTTGGATGTCTAGAATAAGCATTGAAACACATCAGAAGATATCGAAAATAGATAGAAAGTCACCAGTCAGAAATCTTTTAATGGTTACCTACCATAAACCTGGAAACCATTACACCTCTAGATACTGGTGCCCATATAATTGGATAGTCGGATGTCTAAAATGAACTTCAAAATGAGCTACTTGCCTCATACGCCAAAGATGTACCCTGATTTTCAACACATCCTTTGGGTTTCATCTCTTCCATATGAGTTAACACAAGATGAATGGTGGACTCAACATCGCAAAAGAACTTTACCAACGTCGTCATGGAGTTCCTTCTACGTGTTCCCATTAAATTTCATTCCAGTTATATTATGAAGTTTACTCCCCAATTTTACCTGGGTAAAACAGAAGTCCCATAGTTGACTTTCTCTGCCCGTACTATTGCAGTCCAAATCTGGCCTGTCAAGAACGCAACGGACGGAACGATAATTCTACTTCCCATCAATTTTATTCCTGTCTCTTTGAAGGATATGCTATAATACAAAGATGGTATCTAGGGAAACATGGGTTAAATATAAAGAAACACATTCAAACATTTTATTCGAAGAACTTGTTACAGCATATCTTCCTTTAGTAAAATTTGTGGCAAGCAGGCTACACTCGACGTTGCCATCCAATATCGACAAAGAAGATTTAGAGTCAGATGGCGTATTCGGTTTAATGGAAGCAATTAAACGGTATGACCCGGAGCGTGGTGTAAAGTTTGAATCATTCGCTGTAATTAGAATACGTGGCTCAATGATTGATAAGCTTAGAGCTAACGACTGGGTTCCACGAAGTGTAAAATCTAGATCAAAAGAAGTCAAGGAAGCTCGAGAAATTCTCGAGAATGAATACGATAGGCCAGTCACTATCCAAGAAATAAGTGATCACTTAGATGTCAGCACGACCTTCGTAAAGAAAGCAGAGTCGCATTCTGCAATCGGTACTATTGGGACACTTGATGCGCCAATTAACGATGAGAACTATAGCACAGTAGGTGAGTCTATTGAAAGCAACGACACTTTAGATGCAAACTATTCGATCGCGTTAGTAAGAGACTATCTTGTGAAGATCATCAATGGCCTTTCCGATAGGGAACGCATAATCTTTACATTGTATTATTACGAAAACTTACCTTTATCAGAAATAGGAACGTTAATGGGAATAACAGAATCAAGAGTCTGCCAGATCCACGGTCGGGCCATTGAAGACGCCAGGCTCAGTTTCCAATCGTTAAGTCTCTAAATGTATATGCCAGGTAAGAGAATAATCGAGTCAGTATATGAATGTGACATAATCATACTGTCCTATATTTTTGGAGAGCTTATGTTAGGTATAAGTGGATTTACAACTGATAACGAATTTTTTAAAATGTCCAATTGGATAGTCGGGAGCATAAAATGATTTACTATGGAAATGAAATTCTAAAAAGAAAAGCAATCCTGTTTGACTTAGAAGAACACCAAGATCAATACAAGTTACTCATAGATAACATGTTTAGCATCATGGACAAGTTTGATGGCGTCGGCTTAGCTGCCCCACAAATTAATGTTTCAGGTAGATGTTTCGTGTGGAACATCGGTGTAGACCGTGGGGCAGTGTTTAACCCTTGGTTCGATCTGCCAATTGAAGGCACAGTTATAGAATCCACCGAGGGCTGCCTGTCAGCGCCTGGACATCAAGTTACGATGCAAAGGCTAAATGAGCTTAAGCTACATGGTTGGGATGAAAACTTCAATCCTCTAGAGATTGATGCAACCGGAGATTTGGCTGTAGTGTTCCAACATGAAATGGATCACTTGGATGGAATTTGTATTATAGATTCTTGCAACCGACAGAGAAGAAGGCAGATTGCCAGGGAGTGTTCTAAGTTGAGGGAATGATATTAATCGAAGAACCGTTGTACTTTATGTGACGATTGCTCTAATAACTGGCACCTTCGTTGGTGCCAGAGAAAAACCTGCATGTAAACATTACAAGTGGTTGCACCATAAACTCCCCATCCGTATTTCGGTATGGACCGACGGCAACTACATTGATTGCCCGGTCTGCCACACCTACATGCAACTACCCACGAACTGGGTTTTGGTATGTCTGTAGTACCAGTTAACCCAAATAAACCACCCAGCAACTCAGTTAATTACAATCTATTCTTTAACGTAAAAGGGCACAACTCAACCAAGTATCCGTGCCAATGCAAGTTCAATTGGGGATACCAATTTGCCCCCCTTGACACAATGGACTGGTTGATGTATTGTGTAGGGTGCAGCGGCTGGATGATAATCCCTTCCGCTTGGATCGTTTGCCCATCAGAATAAAGATAACAAATGGTAATCCGCAGTCACAATTCAAATCTAGGTGTTGCATCATTTGGATGGAGAGTTAACTCGTCCCCTTCCGATGTTATATTCGTATATAGTGCAAATCATGGCGTTACGCTAAAGATGCTAAGCACTACAACAATGGACTTTAGATCCCCTGGCGATAAAATGAACTGGATAGTATGCACAATAAGCTGATGTACACGTACTTAAAAAACCACAGTAATATGAGTGCAACTTTATTTCGCTGGCGTTTCAGCAGTATAGAAATGTTTTATGCACACAACTCAGGAACATTCCAATTCTATGGCGACATCATGTATAATGCTTACTGGACAGCGGCCACAATAAAATGAAACCTAAAATAGTGCACCAAGATCACACTGGCTTCGCAGCAATAAAATGGTCGGAAAAGATAACGGTATATTACTCAAGGGGTTTCGTATACTTTACTGTTAATGGACCCAGCTGTTACCCAGGGAATATAATCCTATGCTCAATATAAAACATCAGCAACCAGGATTTGCACGCCTAGAGTGGCCAGGCACTGTATCAAAAATACTCTACGATGGAGGCAGAGTGTATTTGCGAGATTCATACTGGGCATACCTAATGAAAAATTGGATTATAGTTAGAAAATGAAACACTTCACAGTAGTAGACAACAACCTACAATTGTACCACGACGACAACGGGGACACTGTAGCCTACCTTTATGAAGGATCAACCCCCGGCTTCTTCGAAACCAACCGACCCCATTATGGGACTTGGAACTGTTACCCCACAAACTGGACTGTAGCATCCATAAAACCACTGAGAAAACCATGTACCAACAGTATCTAATCTACAAATCAGAACACGCCATGATAACATATGAACTTGAAACCGACCGGCGACTAGCACGGCATCGTGTGCGTGAGTTCCAACCCCAGCCCCGTTGCGTCCACCGGAACTATGACGGAATATTTCTATACCTATTCAGAGCAAGAGGCAGATACGCCCCAGCCCCCACGAGCCTACAGTTAAAAAACTGGACCGTAGCTTCAATAAAATGAAACAACTACAAACAATCTACAGAATCGCATACGACAACCCAAGCAGCCCAAGCCTATACTGGGGAGACCGGCAAGGATTCTCCATAGTCATAAAAGCCCAACACCACGGATACCCAGGGTGGACAGCAGCCAGCATAAAATGAAACACACATACTACAGATACTACTTTATTTCACTAAACAACAGAGGCATCACAGACCTAACATACGACACACTAACAGGACAATTCCATACAACAGAATACGGCAAAGCCACATGCACCCCAAACTGGACAGCAGCCACAACCAAACGCCACGACCCGGAGACGGGGTAGTGGCTAAATGGTCGGATATAAATTTCCGGGACTACAATGATTAAACAGATACACCTGATTGGCCCCGGTGTTTTTTTCGTAGTTTTCAATATCTCTTCAGTTATTTCATTAACATACTCTGAGACTGAACTAAAATTAGAGATAGCTGTACCTAAAATAAGTCTAGGCGGACCAACATTTTATTCTACCATAACCACGCTAGTAGACTGGACAATATGCTCAATAATGCCTTGACATTATATGTCAGGTATGTTATAGTTATGACTAACACGAACAAAGGTATTTATGGAACCAATCGAAGAACTCTTAGAAGAAGACATACCTCCACCTGTAGTTACTTTAATGATGGGTGAGATAGAGCGTCTTAAGCAAGAGGTTGCTAGTTTAGTGAGGCTAACCCACAAGTTAGAAAAAGACCATAACTGCACTAAGAGCAACTTGAAGAAGGTTCTTAAGTGTATGAGAATGTCTGGGGCAGAACCTGCCGCCAGTATGGACTTTGATGATGCTACTACTTTGTTAGCTATCTAATGGGAAAGTGCAACCACGCCTACTCTATGATCTATGATGACGACTTCTGCTGTTGCACTAAATGTCATGAGCAATGGCATCTTGGATCTAAGGGCTGGGTGCCGGTTAATATGCGTCCCCAAAAGAAGCCTAACTATTATAACCGTAATAAGAAGAAAAAGAAATGAACAGGATTAAAAAGAGAAACCAGTTATTTTATAGACTAGAGACCCACTATAGGTTAGGTGAGTTTGCTCAATACTTCTGGTTTAATCACGGCATCTTGCCTGGTCTAATATCAAGCACAAGTTCATTTGATAGTTCTAAATGGTTAGCGTTCGATCTAAAAAACAGTAGATGGTGGATTTCTTCATATGATTTTGTTGTCTGGACAGCCTGTAGTTTAAATGTATAGAGAACAGACACGTTGGGAATTCAAAACCTATAAAGGTAGTATTTGGTATGCAGTGATATACTACGTAAGTACAGGCAATACTATCCATCGAGGGCAAATACATTACTACAACCTTGATAACTACAGAAGACCTTTACCAGCCAACTGGATTTTTGCAAGCATGAAGGAGGTAACGTATGACACATGAAACCATGTGAAATATGCGGGATGATAGACACAAATTCAACAGCAGACGCATTCGCCCAACTATCGTATGCTAGATTTAGGATGAACCTATGCTACTTCTGCTGGAAGATAAAAAAGTACCTACAAGCAGCAAATCAAGAATCAACATTACTACCAAATTGGATACTAATGTATCTAGGAGATTTTCATGAGTAACAACAGCTACAGATATGTTTTCCGTAGTGAAGACCTTGAACCAATCAAGCCGAAGCCGAAAGTTAGACATCCTAACTCAGTGAAATGCCCGTTCTGTTGTGTGGCACAAAGGTTCCCTGACACTTGGCTGCCAGATGACTTCCTGGAAAAAATCCATATCCCCAAATGTAAGGTTGCTAAGCGGGATAGGAAGAATAGATGACCTCTGCAAAGATCATTTTAGATAGCATATCCCCTAATGGTGTTCGGCTTACTTCTATGGAAGTCACTTGCCATAGGTGGGTTCTGGCAGAGCTAAATACTCACAGAGCCTTTTCACGTAACTCTAGGTCCTCTAGGGCTGTCCCGGTTTCTAGAACTTTAGAGGAAGTGAAGAATAACCCAGCTATGCCTATTGAATGGGGTATAGCTGGACCTGGGATGAGCGCCAACGGGGAAATAGATGTTATCAGTAAGCGTTTAGCTGAAAGCCTATGGCTTAAGCAGCGAGACCATGCTGTAGCTACGGTGGAGAAGCTACAGGACATGCATTTACATAAGCAGGTTGCAAACAGGTTGTTAGAGCCATTTATGTGGCATACGGTTATAATCACTTCAACTGAGTGGCAGAACTTCTTTAATCAAAGATGCAGCCCTGATGCTCAACCCGAAATACGGGTGGCTGCAGAACTCATGAAGGACGCATGGATCTTTTCACACGTTCAGCATGTTGATTATGGGGAATGGCATACTCCATATCTTAAATACGATGACCTAGAACAGAGCCTTATGGCAGACGTGGAGAACAGAAAAAAGGTGTCGGCTGCAAGATGCGCACGAGTTTCCTATCTAACCCATGATGGAATACGGGATATGGTTAAAGATCTGGACCTGTATGATAAGCTTGTGTCAGCAGACCCCCCACACTATAGTCCTCTAGAGCATGTGGCTACACCAGTTAAGCCAGTAAAATGGTATACGCCTTGGCGTAAGGAACCGTTAGGAAACTTTGATGGATGGGCACAACTCAGACACCTTTCATAAATCAATAAGGAACGCAGAACTAAACCTTAAGATTATAGTTTCAAACGGGCAAGTAGCAACAATCATATACGGAATACCAGGAATGGCGTCAGACATGAAGTTCAGATTAGCAGGTTGGTCTGAAACAAATACAGGACCCTTATCTTGGATTCCTGTCTCTCTTAAATAACTCTCATAAAATAAGCCTTACGTCGATTAGATTCAGCGTAGGGCTTATTTTATTTCCTATTCCCCATTAAGGTGTGAAGTGGGGTTAAGAGAGTCAACCATGTCTGTTCTAGGTATAGTAGGTTTAAATGATTCACAAGATGACATTCAGATTATTCATATTTGTGATGAATGCGGAAGAACCATTACAGAGAAACAGTATCCAATGAAATTCTCTAAAGCATATTTAGACATTCTGGAATACTATGGAACTCTTAGATCATACTGTTTCAACTGTAAACCAGTTAACTGGATTTTCTGTAGTTACGAGATGCCGGTAGATGACTAGGGCAGTCTCCTGCTTTTTTATCTATACTGTGTGAGTGAACGTAGTGAACGAATATGTCATGCGAATGCATGACATTGAGCGAAGCGAACGCTTTTGAATCTCTGTGAGATGGCAGCCAAGAGAATGTAGACAGACCCTCGCCATCCCCCCTACGGGCCTAGAGCCTCACCCGACCTTAAGTTGTCGTCACTAGAGCACTTGCTAGATAATACTTGATTGCTTATTGTTATTATAAGCTAGCCCCTTAGCTTTTACACTAAGGGCGCAGCCGCTTCACCGTGCTCGGCTTTACGAGCTACGATGCTCACCTGTGACAGTAAGCTCGGCATTCACCCTCTTCCGCAATGGGGACTGGTATCAGCAGCCGCAAGAGGGGAGGCGTTTCACCTTACGCAGCTCTTCACCGAGGCTGGTACGGAACAGGATCTTTCCTGCCTAGTTCTTACTGATAGATTCAACACGTTAACTGATGGAATATTCCCACCGATTTGTGGTATACTGCTTTTATGAAACATAGTGATATCATCAAACTAACTGCTAGAAGTTCTAGGTGCAGTGTAGCTCTCACTAAGCGCATTATTGATTCATACTATGAATCTCTTGAACTTGCATGGGACTTGGAGGAACCTATTCTCATTAAAGGAGTTGGAAGATTCGAGACAAGACACAGGGCTGGTCATTTACGTCGCTTTAAAGACGATATAATAACCATCCCGCCTTGCAGGACAGTCAAGTTCAAAATTTCCCCTGCAATGAAGAAGAGGTTAAATGACGAGAATAGACAACGATAGGCTACATTCTTATCTTTGGAATCATCATACAGATTCTCGCGGTAAGCTTACTATAGCACAAATTGATCTAGCAGATGAGCTAGGAGTTCATCAACCTAATCTAAGCGTTAGAATTAAGAAGATGGTGCAATCTGGCAGGATGAAGAAGGTGGGTAGTTCATTTTATGTTGTAGATCCTGTGGTTTGGGGGTTTACAAATAAGATGGAACGAACGTGGATCTAAACGACCTGTACATTCCGGCAGTCTATTTCTCCCAAGAGTATGAGTATCTTTGTGCGCGATGCTGGGAAGGTTCGCCTTTTTGGGTTACTGTTACAGGTGAGGTGATTTGTGAAGAATGTGGTGTCATTACGGGTATAGTTTCAGTTAATGATTTACTGGAAATAATAGATGTGCCCACTTCTTGGCTATTCCAAAATCCGTTTTATTTAGATGGCTAGCGCCCGATGTATAGAGTGTTCATATTTATTTCAATGGAGGAATAATGGAATTAGATCTAAACATCAAAGACCTTGAAGTAACTTATACTGTTAAGGTCACTGTCGCTAGTAATATCGTAGCATCTGGTGCAGACCTTACCCCGTTATTTGGCCAGGCTGTCGGTATAGTGGGGTCCTCTATTGTCAGTCTAGTCCCTGCTGGTGTCCTTGTGGATGTACGTGTCAGTTGCGATGGTGGCGTCGAAGGCGTCACTGTAGAAGGAGAGTAATATGGAAATTTTTGGTTTATTCACTTTAGCTTCACTGGTTGCTGTTATTTATGCGGTAACAAACTTTCTTAAGAACATTGCTAATATCGGAGATAAGGCTAGTAAAAATGCTGTTCTAACTCAGGTTATTGTTTGGGTGTCAGCTTTTGGCGTGCTTCTGCTTGCCGCTCAGGCTGGTATTGCTGCCGATATCCAGATCGCTAACTCAGTTCTGTCTCAGCTTGATGTGGCCTCAATTGGCCTCCTGTCGCTAGGTATGGGTTCTATCGGTACTTATGCTTATGACTTCTTGAAGGCCAAGGATAATACTCAGTCAGCGGCCACCCCTTCAATGCTTAAGTAGTGAGCATTCTGACAATTGTTTTAATTGTTTTAATTGTTATCATCTGTCTAAGGTTGCTGTAACCTAAAAAGCCCCGAGGAAATGCAACTTACGCATCCTCGGGGCTTTTCTATTGTAGTGATATTATGGTAATCCTAACCGCCTTGAACAAGCTGGCCAAGAAGCACGGTAGCTACCGTTTGTGGAAGCCAATAGCCGCCCAGCTATAGTGATTTGCTGCTCACGAGTTGCTTGCCAGGCGTAAGGGGCATACTGCCTGCCACCCTGAGCAACCCACGTTGAGGGGAGGAATTGGAGACCCCCATCAAATGATCCAGTGTTAATGGACCAGTTACCGCTAGATTCGCAATTTGCTAATCTATCCCATACTCCGTATGCGGTTTGTTTCTTTGCCTGTTCGATAAGCCAGGCGAAGTGTAGTATTTTCTGGTACTGAACTGCTGCTGCATATTCCATTACCTTGATATAATACGCTTCTGCTTTAAGGTCTCGGGGAACCTTGGTATTTACTACAACTACCCGTTTCGGTTGTGGTTTCTCCGGTTCTCCAGCCCCGACTATAAAACCACTTGACAATACTACCATTACTGTGATAAAACATGCTAATAAAAGTTGGCGCATCTTGCGACCTCCTGAAAATGTTACTCGGTGTTGTCATGGGATGCGGGTAAATTATTGAATCCACCCACATTGGGTGTTAGCAATAGGCATCAACTCCTTTAAGAATCGTTAAGTATACCATGGAAGAAAAACTTTGTCAAGGGGGTTGACATAGGGTGGTTTAGCTGCTATACTTACTTCAGTAAAAACAAAGGAACGGATTAAATGAACGAAGAACATCAAGAAAAAGCTGTAGAGAAGATGAAGGATTTCATGAAGGACCTTGAATATATTGGTCTGTATAGTGAAGGTTTTGCTTTAACGCCTCACTTCTCTGAGGATTCTAATTTTGAGGACGAAAATGCAGAACCTGATCATTACATGCTCATAGGTTCATTCAAAATTGGGGATAGGGCGTTCTCTGTGGACGTACAGGACCCTGAGCAGGCTGCTGTAAACGAAGAGGCAAGGAATATGCTTCCTACTGCTTCTGAGTCTATTCAGGAAAAGATCCGCCAAGCTCTTGCTGATGGGGTAGATCTGTTTGATATTGATCTAGGTGAAGATGTCTAGTTTGTTATTAAAGGCACAGGCTGGTCTTATAGATGCACATGCTAATCTTGTAGCGTCACAGGAGTTTCTTAATGAGTTACGTAAGTCATTCATTGAAAAGTTTGAATGGATCATTGTCCCAGAACAGGGACGGCCAAAGCACCTACCTTGTGTAGATTGTAATAAGCCGATCAAAACTGGTGAAATTGTTTTAGGGGCTATTGACTTTCAGGGTGTTGGGGCGTATACTCATAAGCATTGCGTGTTGGCGGGAATGCCAGCAAGCACTCCTGAGTTAATATTAAAGGCATACGAAGAGACTGGTGACATGTTCGCCGCAGAGGAAAGATAACTTATGACTGTAAAATATGGAGAAAAGGTAACTATCGTTGCGGAAGATGGTTTTGAATTTACTATCGAATTCAGTGAATTAACACCAGAACTTATCTGGAAAAACAAAGATGACTGGACTGCAAGGCAGGAAAAGTCAATTACAGAATGGAATAAGATGACAGAAGAGACTAAGGCTGCTGTGTTGGATATTGTAGAGCGAAGCCTCGACCGAGTTAAGGACCGGGTAGATGCTTGGGTCCCAACTAGTCTAGAGCTTCAGCAGGGGCAGTATCTTGATGTATCATTCAGGATTGTGTTCACTGAGCTAGAGCAAGAAACTTTAGCCAAGGAACAGATCACAAAGCGTCGGATTGCTAGCGCAGCCGACGAGCTACGTGAACTAATTGCACCTGAGGTTTCTGATGGATCTTCCTAAGGCCTATAATGGCTGCACCTGCGTGTGCCATAGGTGGCCTGTAGTTCACTTAGGATCGTGTTGCTCCCCAGATGAGACAAGCAAGTAACCCTACTCCGCAGGAGGTTGCAGCCCGGTACCCGAATAGATCTGACCAGTGTTTGTTAGAATGTACTTTGTTCGAAACTTTTAAGCAGGATGTGTGCGGTGGCATATGTCAGCAGTCCCGTTGGGAATTGATTGACAGGCGTCTAAATGAGCTAGAATAATTTATATATTTGTGCTATACTGGTTTAATGTTACTAGCACTTACAGCGAAACACCAAGTAAGATACTTTTTAAGTCGCACTAAGTTTACTAGTGACACTAATATAGAGACACCCCCATTTTCCGTTCCTTTCGGTGGGGGTGTCTTTTGTTTATTCTAGGACTAGATCCAAGTTTAACTAGAACAGGGGTGGCTTTGCCTAACGGCGAGGCTCTTGCATTAAGGCCCAAAGATAAGGGACTTGACAGATTACTTTGGATTAGAAAAGAAATAGGTATCCTAATAGGTTCCGTAGATAGTCTAGACTTTGTATGTATAGAAGGGTTTTCTTATGGTTCCAAGGGCAAGGCCGTATTTGAAATAGCTGGCCTTGGCTATATGTTGAGGTTGATGATGTACGAAAATTCTATACCTTTCCTGGAGGTTTCACCTTCTTCTTTAAAGAAGTATGCCACTGGGCACGGCAATGCAAATAAGACCGAAGTTATTCGGGCTGCGTGGAAGCGTCTTGGGTATGAAGGAACAGATGATAATGAGGCTGATGCTCTATGGCTAAGGGCTATTGGTTTAGATTACGCTGGTGACCCGATTTTGGCTATGCCAGAAGTTAACAGATCTATCCTAGAAGGACTGTCTCTACAATGACAGGTCACACTCCGCTGTTAGTCGGTTGTCCGGTTAAAGATAGAGCATGGATAGCTAAAGATTGGGTTGATCATGTTGAGGATGCTGCATATAAGATAAAGGTAGAGCCAAGGTATATTCTTGTTGCGCCCGATGGGGACTCTTCTGTCGAGGCATTCACTGATTATTTATCCCGTTTAGATAGGGATTTTATTTTAGTGCGGAATAAACAGGAGCCTTCTGGGGTTTACGTCAGGGATTGGGGAATAAAATCCCCTAATTACTCTAGGATGGTGAAAGTTAGAAACCTATTATTGAGGTTCGTAAGAGATATAGAGCCATCGTATTTCTTGAGTATCGATTCTGATATTTTACTTAACCATCAGACATTAGTTAATTTAATGGAATCTATAGAAGAGTTTGATGCTGTTGGTGGGAAGGTTTATATGACTCGCAAGAGTACCATGTACCCGTCTTATTCCAACAGCTTTAAAATTTGTGATAGAAGAGATTCAGATAGGGTCTTCCCTACTTCTGCTATTATGGCATTGAAATTAATGACTTCAAAGGCTTACGCTATTGACTATCAATATCATGATTTAGGTGAGGACCTTGGTTGGTCTAAGGCATGTTCTGAGAAAAATGTTACCTTAGGTTGGGATGGAAGAGTAGCTAATAAGCATTGTATGGAGCAGGGGGATCTACGAGTTTATGACAAAAGATGCGGATATTGATCTAATCGTAGTAACCTATAATCATGTTAATGAGATAGAATCATTTTTAAGAAGCTTCGATGATCATCGGTCAGCTAATATTGCAGAGAACCTGCTAGTTGTAGATGTGGCACCAAGAGATGAACCAACCAGGTTAAGGGTCGGCTCTTTGGTTGAGAACGTCGGGGGAGCGGTTGTCCATATTGATACTAATATCTTTTATGGAGAAGCATGTAATATAGGTATGGTTCTAACACATAATCCAGCGGCGCTGCTTTTAAATGATGACGTTATGTTGACGCCTAATACTGTAGAAAAATGTCTAGATAAACTGATGTCAGACTCAACATATGGCTCTTTAGGTCCCATGCAGGTAGACCTTGCTGGTAGGATCACCGCAGGGGGCGTTGTAGGCCCCGCTACGGCCCCCAAACAGCGTGGGTGGAGGTCTACCCCATCCAAGGGCTATCAAGCCTGTATAGAGGATTCATTGTTCGTTATAGGTTCTGCTGTATTTACTAAACGTCATGCCTGGAACGAGATGAGGGATTGTGAACTATACAAGGAGGCAGTCCCAAGTCCTAGAGGGGCCATGCTCCCAACTAGGTTGTACTATGAGGACACGTGGTATGGGTACCACCTACGCAGTCATGGGTGGAAGAACGTCTATTATGGTGAAGCGAAGTTAATCCATAAGTGGCACAGGTCGATTTCAGATGAGGGTTCGACTAAATGGAGTAAGCTAAGGATGGGAGAGTCTTTAGAAGTTTTTAGAAACGCTTGCAAGATTCATGGTATAGAATGTGAGTAATCCTGCTGGCATTACTTTCCCTATAATAAAGCTTAAAAGTGCTACTTATAGTTTTGGTAAAGATGCTGATCGTGATTGGTTATTAAAAGGATGGTTTAGTGTTAGGCTTCATTATAGATTTAATGGATATCCGTATCTAATGGTCTACGATGTGGCCCCATTGATGGTCTTATTAAGAAATTGGATTGCTTGCTCACTCTAGAAAGATGATATGAAGAATTTAAATGAATTAAAGGACAATGTATATTCTCAAAATGGTGAGGACGGTATTATAGCCTATCTAATATCTACCTTAGAAGAGCGGTCAAACTTTGTAATAGAGTTTGGGGCTGCAGACGGCCTGTTCTGTTCTAACACTGCCAGGCTATGGAAAGAGTGGGGCGCTAGCGCCTTACTCATAGAATCTTCTGCTCCTTTATTCAGAAAGCTTAAAAGAAGAGTTGCTAACTACCCCAGTGTAGGGATAGAACACGCTCTTGTAACTAACATTGACAAACATACGACTAGAGTTGCTGATGTTTGTTCGATTGATGTTGATGGTGATGATTATCAAATTGCAAAGAGAATGGAAACTCCCCACAAGATAGTTGTTATTGAATACAACCCTACAGTTCCACCTCATATTGACATGATTAATTACGAAGGGTCAATGTGGGGTTCAGGGGCTAAATCTATAACATCAATGATGCAGACTAAGGGATATACCCTTGTAGGTTGTACTAAGACAAATCTGATTTTTCTAATCGGTGACCATGCTGATAAATATGTTACAGACTTGTCGGTGTTGTTTGATTACAGTTCGCTCAACTACGTGGTGACGGCAGCCAACGGTGAGTATGATTTTATAGGGGAATTTGGTTACGGGCTTGAATACCCAGTGAACATGAGGATGACAGGTGATTCACAGCTAAAATCACCTACTTACGATAGAATAACGGCTGAGTTTATTCATAGGTTATCTCATATAGAACAGGCTAAGAATTTATGATACATGGTCTGCTTGTAATGAAAGATGAATCTGATAGATTCTTAGGTAAGTGCTTAAGTAATATAAGACCGCATCTAGACACACTAACTGTTTATGATGATCAGTCTACTGACGATTCTGTTTTTATTGCATCACAATATGGTACTGTCCACGTAAGGCCAGATAGCGTTCCATCCTTTCTTCAAGATGAAGGAGGATTTCGTTGGTCTGCATGGAATCTTCTAGAGGGCATTGCCAAGGATGGTGATGGTATTCTGGTGTTTGATGCTGATGAGTTCTACGTTGGTGATGTAAGCTTCGAAGGAGAACTTAGATTCTGTAATAATAACAACTACGATGGTGTTAGTTATCGCTACAGAGAGGTTTTTGATAGTAGAGAGAGTTTGAAGATAAGGACGGATGGGTTTTGGGGTAATATTTGGGCTAATAGATTATGTTTGTATCGAGGTCCTTCTGGGTGGAAACCCGGTATGGCGTGTGGTAGTATGCCAACATATGCTAAAAAAATGTATAAGTCAAAAGTAGATATATTACATTTTGGATATTTTTCACCTGAAGATGTATCGAGTAAATATACTAGATATTCTTCTATCAACCATAATCATAATAGTAAACATATCCAGTCGATTATAGCCAAACCCATATTAGAGGCTTGGGGTGGGAATAATCCTTTAAGTGATACGTTATGATTGATATGGATGTATCTATAGTTGTTCCTCTTCGATGTGAGAGTGAAGATCGAAGAGCGATTTGGAAGTGGAATAAATCTAGGTGGGAGTCATTATTCCCTAATGTTGAATTGATCGAAGCGGATTCTGATGATGTAATCTTTTCTAGAAGTGCCTCAAGAAATCAAGGGGTTGCAAAAGCCTCTGGTAAGGTGGTTATCTTAGCTGATGCAGATACTGTCCCGGTGAGAGAGTATATATTATCAGGTTTAGATGCTATCAGCCATGGTGCACCTTGGGTTCTGCCTTATGCAGAAGGGCGTTATTATAATTTCAATAAAGAAACAACTTCTAGTATATTATCTTTTCACCCGGATGTAGATGTTATGGAACCAAAAGTGTGGGATCATAAAATAACTTCGTGGTCTGGGATCGTACTAGTTGATAAAAAGAATTATCAGAAATATGATGAAAGATTTATTGGATGGGGTTGGGAAGATAATGCTTTCCAAATTATGATGGACAAAAATATTGGTAAAGTCGTTCGCATAGATGGTTGGGTTGGCCACTTATTCCATAAACGAGAAGATGCAACATTTAATACTAAAGAAGAGTTAGCTAATAGAAAATTGTTCAATAAAGTGTACAGGGCCAGTTGGAGAAAGAATGGTTAATATAGTTACTTACGACTATTTAGAACATAATGGTAGACTTGGTAACCAATTATGGCAGATAGGATGGCAGATAGGTGAAGCAGAAAGACTGAATGCGATTCCATCAATAAAGAAAGATTGGTCGTATAAAGAATTCTTTTCCGTCCCTAACGAATTCTATGGAGCTAAAGGGCGAGTTGTCAAAGACGGTGGTACTGGATATTACCAAGAGTTGGATTACGTTGATAATGTATTAGATAGGATAGTTGAATATTTTAAACCATCTCTTGGTCTGGGGAATATTCTTGGAGATGATTGGTGTTCTATACACATGCGGCGAGGTGATTATCTTAAGTATCCTAAAATATATCCTCTACCTACGGCTAAGTATTATAAGCAAGCAGTACAGAAAGTGGTAAGTGAAAACCCAGAGGTTAAGTTCGCTTTGTTCTCAGACGACATTAAATGGTGCTCGACACATATAGATTATTTTGGGCTGTCGGATAAAAATGTTCGATTGTTTGAACCTACAATAACACCAGTGGAGGTAGTCGATAGAATAAACCCACCGAAAGATCACATGGATTTATTTAGCATGACAACATGTGGTCACCATATAGTATCTAACAGTACGTTTGCTTGGTGGGGGGCATTTTTGTCTAATAATTCAAATGTTATATATCCAAGTGTATGGTTTGGTAGAGATAAATCTGTTGCATCAATCCCCTGGAAAAAGATGATCCCAAAGACTTGGATCTGTGTGCCTTGTTAGCTTAAGGAGCTAAAATGTTGTTAGACTTTAATGAACTATTTCAAAAGTATCATATGAAAATAGATGGGGTGCTGCACGTCGGTGCACACCTAGCCGAAGAAGCCCCACTGTATCGAGCAGTCAAAGTTTCTAATGTTACTTGGGTAGAAGGCAATCCATCTGTAATGCCTAAGCTGCGAAGGATTCTTAAACCATACAAACATAAGCTTGTAAATGCTCTAGTGTATAAAGAAGACGATATTGAGTTAACTTTCAATGTTACTAATTACGAGGGGATGAGTTCTTCTATCCTAGAATTTGGTACACATACAGGGTTTAGTCCTGACATAGAATTTGTGAAGCACCTTACTCTAAAGAGTAAAACTATTGATACAATTGTTAAAGAGAACAAAGTAAAGGCTAACTTTCTTAATATGGACTTACAGGGAGCAGAGTTATTTGCTTTAATGGGTGCTGAAGAGTTTCTTAAGAATGTAGATTACATTATGACAGAAGTCAATAAGGATGAAGTTTACGTAGGCTGCGCTCAGATAGGTCAGTTAGATGAATTCCTCACCGGATTCAAGCGGGTAGAAACCTTTTGGGTAGGGCAGCAGGGGTGGGGCGATGCCTTGTATATTAGAGAGCATCTAGTATGACAGATTTTCACGTTCTAATCCCCTCGTATAATTGTTCCTTATGGATTGAACGATGCTTAAAGTCAGTGGTTGATCAGTCCAAGCGTCCGGTTAAGGTCCTAGTCATAGATGATGCATCTACCGATAGATCATATGAGCCATTGGCTAGAGGTCTTTGCGATCAATATGGATATGATTACTGGCGTAATGACGTTAATATGAAATGTCCATATAATCTGCGCCTAGGTATTAACTTGTTAGACCCTAAAGATGATGACGTTATTTTCATACTTGATGGTGATGATTTCTTGCCGCCCAAGAGAGTTTTAAAAAGATTTGATCAAATTTATAGAGATGAAAGTGTGTGGCTTACTTATGGCAATTACAAACCGTATCCACATGATACGGGCCAAACGTTAGCTCATTCTTATCCAAGGAATGTTATTAGAGATAGAGATTTTAGAAATTCGCCTAATTGTTTTAATCATCCTCTAACATTTAGAAAGTTCCTGTGGAATGAGATTAGAGATGAAGACCTTCAAACAACTAGAGGTAAATGGTTTACAGGTGGATATGACAAGGTTATAATGGTTCCTATGTTGGAGATGTGTGGAAGTGAGCATTATAAATTTATCAATGAAACCCTATATATGTATAATGCTGTGAATCCGATATCAGATTCACAAGTGAATGTAAACCTTATCCATGAGTCAGAACAAATAGTTAATAGACCTAAGAGAGAGTTGCTTATCCGTGGCTAATTTAGATAGAACATATAACAAATGGGTTAAGACTGGTCGTTCTTTGGACCAGAATGGCAGCGTGCCCCATGAAATTAAGATGTATTACATAATGCGTACTATAAAAAGTTATGGAATAACTACATTTATAGAATCAGGTACATCAAGGGGTGATGGCGTAGCAGCAATGCTGCCATATGTTGACAGGGTTTATACGGTAGAAGCATGGGATGATGCCTTCAACTTTTCTGTCGATAGATTTAAAAATCAACCTAATATAGATATAAGACTTGGGGACTCAGGGGAGCTACTTCCTCTTATTATGGAGGATGCAGATAGCCCTGCTGTGTTTTGGCTAGATGCCCATTACTCGGGGGAGGGCACAGCCCAACTTACTAGCGATACACCTGTTGTTGCCGAAATGCAAGCTATCTCAGAGTCTAAATATGCAGATTCACATTGTGTTATTATTGACGATGCTCGTGGTTTTGGGGTTTGGAAAGACTACCCGACCGTTGAGGCTATGAGAGAGATGAGTGCTGAGTTGTTCCCTAATCATGAGTTTATGTTGGAAGGTGATGAAATATTCATCTTACCTAAAGGATAGAGTATGAATATTTTAGTTGCTGGCGGCGGTGGGTTTATAGGCAGTCATATTGTCAATAGGATGGTCAGTGATGGCCATGACGTAGTCGCAGCAGACATCAAGCCGTTAGACGAATGGAGCCAACTTCATGGTCAAGCGTATAACATTTCTGTAGACTTGAGAGGACTAGAAAATTGTTACTCTCTGCTCCAGTCTAGGCATTTTGATGAAGTCTATATGCTGGCAGCGGACATGGGCGGTATGGGGTATATAGAAACTCACAAACTTAATTGCATGCTTTCGGTTTTACAATCTACCAATATGCTCGTTGCGGCTAATGCAGCTAATGTTGGGAGATTCTTTTATTCATCTTCAGCTTGTGTATATGCAGCTTCTAAACAATCAGATCCTACTAACCCCAGTTTAAAAGAATCAGATGCATATCCGGCTGAAGCAGAAGACGGATATGGCTGGGAGAAGCTTTTCACTGAAAGGATGTGCAGGCACTTTACTGAGGACACTGGTTTAATTACTAGAGTTGCGAGATACCATAATGTATATGGGACTCATACCCATTATGATGGGGGCAGGGAGAAAGCCCCAGCAGCTATCTGTAGGAAAGTGATTGAGGCTAAGCTTTCGGGGGTCCATGAGATAGATATTTGGGGCGATGGGCGGCAGACACGAAGCTTTATGTTTAATGATGATTGCGTGGAGGGTACTATTCGTATCATGCGATCTGAGAATTATACTGAACCCCTAAATCTAGGTAGTGATAGGTTGATAAGTATTAATGAGCTAGTCGATCTAATTGAAGATATTGCTGGGATCGGTTTGAAAAGAACATATAATCTTTCAGCACCCCAGGGAGTGCGTGGTAGGAACTCTGATAATGCTTTACTTGAAAAAACAATTGGGTGGGTCCCTCATGTAGCACTTGAAGACGGACTTGAAAAAACTTATGAATGGATTTATAATAAAATGGTAAAGAGTGTTTAGCATCGTTATAGGCACTTATGGTGATGAGAAATACTGGGGAAAGTTAGCTCAAAGAGCTAAACGGTCTGCTGAGAAACAGACGCAGCAGGCTGATGATATTATTCTGGTGCATTCAAATACACTTGCAATGGCCAGAAACATAGGTGCAAGTTTAGTCAAGAGCGAATGGCTTATCTTTCTTGATGCAGATGATGAATTAGATTTGAATTACATAGAAGCAATGACTGCATCTGTGCAGAGTAACAAACTTTTACAGCCTTCAACCTTAGGAGTGGTAAATGGGATCGAAGACGACTATCCTGTTATTATCCCCAGGAAACGCATTATAAAGGGGAATTACCTAGTTATTGGTACGGCTATTCCGAAAAGCCTATTTGATGCTGTTGGTGGTTTTAGTGAATATCCGGTTATGGAAGATTGGGAACTCTTTATAAGGTGTTTTCTAAATGGTGCTGATTCGATTGAAGTTCCTGACGCCATATACAGAGTTCATATAGATAGGAATAGAGAGTCCAGAAATTCACAGTCAAGATTAGTTCAGAATAAAACATATTCAGATATAGTTAAAAAGTATCGTAGGGCATTCAGAAAATTAGACTCATTGAGTTTTTAGTCGAAAGGACCAAGTATGACTGATAAAGGTGTTGGCGCATGGAGAATTCCTAAGACATATTCTATGACTATGGTTATCCCCGATAGTGAAGTTAAGCGAGTCAGACTAGCAACCAAGGGGATTCAGAAGGAATTGATAAGACGTAAGTTTTTAGCAGAACCCAAGAAACTTGATGGCATCTTCGGTGGCGCTACGAGACAGGCTGTTAAAAAGTTTCAGAAGGAATCTAAACTAAAAGAGACTGGTGAAGTTGATATGGCCACTGCCACTTTGCTTTTTTGGCCTCACATTTTGCTTCAGCAGGTTTTAAAAGGTATCCCTGATAACCTTTTATTTGGAGTCCTTAGATTAGAGAGTGCGCTTGACCCAGGTGCCCAAGGTGTTGTAGATAAGACTGACAGGGGGATCGCACAGTGGAATCTTAGGTATCATCCTGATATAACGGATGAGATCGCTTATGGCGATCCTATCTTCTGTATCGAAATGGCCGCTACGGCCTTAGCTGATTCATATGAATCCCTAAAGAAGCTTAATGCTAAAAACCTACCCGACCACACTTTATGGGATGCGGCAGTCGCCCATCATAATAACCCTAGCTTAGCTCGAAAGTGGGTTCGTGAGGGGAAGGCTCCAACGGAAAGAATTGCGTATTATGTCGAATTGGTTAGGAAGTCTGCATTAAAAGCGCCTAAGGCATGACTAAATCTAGCGATCTGGGCACAGTTAGGTTAGTAATTATTTGCCTAGCGGCAATTGCATTTGTTGCTTTATTGGGCGAGATTTTCCTAATCTGGAAGCTTGTGGACGACAGTTATGCTATTGAGCCGAGTGCTGTGGCTGCGATTGTCCCTGTTGGAAATCTTGCTAGTGTCGCGCTTGGGGCGCTCGGTGCTGTTCTGGTCACGACCAACTCAAAGTCAAAGCATACAGAAGAGGACACATGACCGATCAAACCGCCGTCCTGCAGTCCCATATTGATGCGGTACCACCCGGTGGGGTGCTTAACCTTGGTAATGACATCTACGAGATTGCCGGGACGATTCGACTCGACAAGCCGATCACGCTTCGTAATCTCGAAGTTTCCACCTTGCCTTCGACGCAGAAGCGGGCCACTATCCTCATCACTGGCGACGACGTAAAGTTAGAGCGGGTCACTATTGATGGAGGTAATGTGCTCGGCGGCGAACCTACCTCTACCTTACGAATAGTATACACTCAGGGGCTGCTCGATTCGCAGCACGGCGTTGCGATCCTCGGAGCACAGCGTACTACACTCATTAATTGTCATATTCATCACACAGTCGGTGACGGTATCTACGCAGGGCGTGCCCCTGACGCTCCTGGTAACGTGCGGCCACCCACAGTTAGCCTCATCGTAACTGGCTGCTATGTCCATCATACTGGACGTAACAATGTGGCCCTCGTCTGTGCCCACGGTGCGTACATCGATAGCTCTATATTTGATATGGCGTCAAGGTCAACGTTTAACCTCGAAGTCCAGGCAGGCACTGAGGGTGTGCGGGATGTAGCTATCTATGATAATTGGATTGGCAAGTCTCGGCTGTTATTTTTTGCTGCTGAAGGTTATGGGCAATGTAATGAGGTGAGCATCAACCGCAATAATCTTATCGGTGATACCTTTGATGTCCATATTGAAGATAAGTCAGGAGGCCGACGCCGTGACTTCTACATTGGGGGCAACACGTCGGATACTTTAATGGGCAACCCCAAAAGGGGTGCAGTGGTCGCTACCCGAGTAGATTTGATCACGGTTATCGGTAATGCGCAGCCGATGTCGAAGCGCAAGGCTGGTACCGAAATGTTCATGGTCGCTGCCATCGACTGCACTGAGGATACTGTGACCGGCAATAATGTATCCCCTTATGGTGCTGGACAGATACTTGTCCGGTAGTGTGCAAACGTATTAGACGACGGGCAGCCTTTCGGGTCTGCTTTTTTATTTGTCTTTTTTCATAAACATAACTATTAAAATGTGCTATAATACATTCAATGAGCACAAATAGCATTGAAGAATACCTAGAAGGCGAACACCCATTTAGTGTTGATTTGCCTTCCGGTGGAGCGTTGCAGGTTCTAACATTTGATGAGGTGGAGTATGTAAAAGATAGATCTAGTAGATACATGTCTGAAAACAGGTTCTCTGCCGTAACCGATTTACAGGACATTGACAGGATCTTGTTCATGGAGCTAATGGTGTGGCGGTGGAGTTTGTGGATGTCTCTAGAGCGGGACTATTTCGGTGAACCAGTTGATCTTGATAACCTTAAGAAGACTATCAGAGACTATAGCCAAGAGATTAGGCTAGTTAAGAAAAGTGTTGGTTTAGATAAGCCTTCCCGAGAGAAAGAAAAGGGCGAGTCTGTACCTGACTACCTTGCTAATTTGCGACTTAGGGCTAAAGAATTTGGGGTTATGCGTGAAAAACAACTAACCAAATCACTTATCCTGTTCAATGAATTTGACCACCTATATGGCTTGTATCAGAGATGCACACCGGAAGAAAGATCCGAAGAAGGTGGTATCGACTTAGACGGTCTATTTGAGTGGATTGAAGGCACATTCTTACCAGAGTTCAGGGAAGTGGATCTTTACTTCCAAACCCATCAGCAAAAATTCTGGATTAGAGAGGTTTAATAGTGGACCCCGTTATAATCGATGTTGTCCCAACTGACAGAAAAACTCAGTGGAAGATAACTGCTGAGAAAATACGTTCCAATTATCCGTCCATAGACTCATTAAAGTGGGATAAAGTATTCGACCTTGACCCAGTAGTTGCAGGTAGAATCATCAATGACATCATTAAGATAGGCGGGCCATCCACAGGTAAGCCCGGTAAGCGCCCCTCTCTAGATGAAGGGGAAGCTTCTAAAAGGTATCGCCAAATAATCGGTGAAGACTATTCTGAAAGACCATTTACGGAGACGTTTAAAGCCATGTGTGGAAACAGGTCTATCCGGCACGTTGCAGCCACTACAGAGTTAGATAGAAATATGGTGTATAAGCTATTACGTGGAGCGGAACCTACTGTTGCTCAGATGGAATCTATTGCTGAAGGGTTTAAGAAGGCTCCTAGCTTCTTTTTAGAGTATAGAATCTATTACGTGACTAGCTGGCTGTTTGATGTTTTAGTAAAGTATCCAGAGTCCAGCATTGTGTTTTACACTAAGCTGGTTGAAGGGGTTAAATAATTAAATGTCAGTTCTAGAGGATCTTACTGAGGAAGAATGCTATCTTGCCTGCATTCTGGCTGACGAAAGTGGGATTGATCAAGCTGAAATGTTTTGGACTGACGAAGGAGTGGAATCTCCTAACGGACTGTGGCGTGCCTGGCCTTTTCAGTGGAAATGGTATAACGATACTTCTCAACTTCAAATTGAACAACTAGCTAGATCACTTGGTAAATCGGTAAGTATTACGCTGAGGGCATTTGCTTTCCCGTTTGTAAACCCTGGTCAAGAAATGGTTATAACAGCCCCCGAGCTAAACCACTTACAACCGATTACCGGGTTGGTGGAAAAACGTTTTAAAACCACTCGAATGGGTAGGGAAATGTTACCCAAACGGGCAGGTAATGGCATTACCCATAGGCCTTTTGAAATGAATTTCCTAAATGGGGCACGTATCCTAGGTCGTATCCCACAGAGGGATGGATCTGGGATTAAGGGCTGCGAGATAAAGTATACATTAGTTTTAACTAGAGTTAGCGGTTGGAAGTTCATCCAGGATGTTACTACAGACGATTATGTATGGTCGCATGAAAACCGTTGGTCCAAAGTAGCTGCCGTGCAGTCGTTTGAGGCTGAAACGTTTAGGGTTAAAGGCCAGGGGTCTTTTGAAAAAGGAGTTTCTGAAGGACATGGTTTCTATGTCCGAAATGATGTTTCAAAGATGCCAGGTAAAGTTAAACGAGATTTAGGTCCACTTAAATGGGAACGGGTTAACAATCTATCGTCATCTAAGTATTCGCCAATAAACTCATATTGGTCTTCCCCTAAATCTTTTGATGAGGTAGAAGTTGTTTATCCAGATTTTAGTGGTAATAAGAATAACACTATTAGAAATTGCGAGTCAGAATCTTTTTGGTGGTTAGTTGGTAGATATTTGGCTGATGGGTGTTTGTCTGGCTTAAAGGGAGAGCCTAAGAGAAGGGTCGATCTATTTGTACATCCTAAAGATCAAAATATAGTATTTAGACATCTGAATAGACTTAACTGGAATTATAATGTGACTAAACGAGCACATTCTTCTGCTGATAGGATTGGGTTTTCATCTGCTGCTGTTGTAACGTGGCTTGAAAAATACTTCGGTAAAAATGCCGATGGAAAAGAAATTCCAACATTCTGTTTCACAATGAAAGAAGAGTTTCGACGTGCCCTGCTAGAAGGGTATCTTTCGGGTGATGGGAATTCCACGTTTCATGGGACACAGGATAGAATATCTGCAGGTTCCGCATCTAAAAAACTAGCTATGGGGATTGGTACTATCGGTGCGACCTTGGGATATCATGTTGGTTACTCGGTAGTAGATATTAAAGTGAAAGAAATTAATGGTGTCAAATTAAAGAAAAAGCCATTTGACTCTTACCGTGTGCGCTTAAATAAACACGGTGATGGGTATGAGACAGATTATTTTATGCACTATAAAATTAGATCGGTTGAACCTGCTGGTGTTCAAACTGTTTACAATATTATTTCAGAGGATCATTCATATCTTTCAGATGGCGTTATGAGTCACAATACGCACCCCTTATGGCTGGAACAGGATGAGTCGCAAGATTATCCGGCCCCCGGATGGACCGAGATAATTGAGACTCTTAAGTCTGGCACCCCCGGTTCTATTTGGAGAGCACATGGTGTGACGAGAGGGGTGAGAGACCACTTCTATAAGTTTACCCAACCGGATTCTGGCTGGAAAGTCCATAAATATTCTGCAATGAGTCGTCCAAACTGGACTGATGTTGAACGGCAGCAAAAGATTAAACAATATGGCAGTAGAAATTCCCCAGACTACAGGAGAAACGTTGGTGGACACCACGGGGACGCGAGCAGCCCACTGTTTGTTTTAGCAAGACTCATGCTTTGTTTTTTCGAGGGAACCTCTGTCCATGTAGATGTGAATGGTGAAGATATTACATTACCGATCGAAGATGTCGAAGTAGGTAGTACGGTTAAGAATGCTTCAGGAACCGGAACTGTCTTAGCAAATATAGAATCACATCACGAAAGGCTATGTAAAATTGTTATCAATGGAGATGAATTATACTGCACACCCGACCACAGAATCTTCACAGACAGAGGATGGGTCGAAGCCCAAGAATTACTCCCAGGTGACTACCTCTACGGTCCAGAAGATGTGCGAACATTGTGGGAATCAAATTTCGAAGGAGAGCCGAGCCAAGAGATTTTGCAGCAAATCTTGCATGAAGGGTTTCAAAGAAATAGAGTCATTGAGTAGTAAACCAAGATGTAAAGAGTGTGGTAAAGCTATTCTCGGGAGAGGGAAAGTATTCTGTTCGATGTGGTGTAGGGACGCTAAGGCCAGAGCGAAGCGTTTTTCAGAGTGCCAAAACTGTGGTGATCAACTAACAGGGGGCCAGATGAAATTCTGTAGTATTGGCTGCAATGCACAGTCAAAAAGAGTTAGACTAAGGTATCCACAATGTTTGAATTGCAAATTACCATTAAATGGTAATGATCAGTTGAAATACTGTTCAACTGAATGTGCGTATGACCATCGTGCTCCTATCAGAAAAGAATTGAGATTGTGTAAAGAGTGTGGTGAAAAGATTGAGGATATAAGAAATAAAGTGTTCTGTTCCTTGGATTGTTGTAGTAAGTGGAATGCTAGAGAGGTGATGCCTCGAATTGGCTTGGTCAGGCAGCTTAAGAACTGTGAAAGATGTGGTACAGAATTTTACAGAACGTCTAAGAAAGTAAAGTTTTGTTCATATACATGTGCTAATAAAAGACCATCTACACTTTGCATCAAAACATGTAAGTATGAGTTTTGTGAGAATTTATTTGTGCCGGGTTCCAATCAAAAGTTTTGTTCAAAGTCTTGTAGTTACACATCAAGAATTAAGAAACCTACTAAGATCAAATTTGCTATACCATCAAAAGCTGCACGTGGTGGATTGTCTGAAGAGCAATATGCATTATGGAATGCGTTAGGGAGTAATTGGGAGCCAGAGAAATGGTGGTCTCCAATGGGTCAAGTCGATGGCATTAGCCATGGATTTATGGATCTAGCTAATACGTATCAGAAGATAGATGTAGAAATTGATGGAGATTCACATAAGGAATCTAAGGTTAAAGAGAAAGATAGGTTGAAAGACATATGGTTAACTTCCCAAGGGTGGAAAGTATTGAGATTTTCGAACGAGGAAGTGAGGAATTCACTAGACTCAGTGGTGGAAAAGATTATGTCAAATGTTACGACCTGACGGTATCTAATCATCCTAGTTTTTATGTTGGCGAAACCCCCATTCTAGTTCATAATTGCATCGCTGGTGAGCACAGGAAAAATCCTAATGATGCTGATTATAATGAAAATATCTATCAGTACATTCGTGTTAATGATGATATGTTGCGAGATACTGGCGGAAATGTAGAATTTTATCTAGATTTTAATCGTAAGCATAAAAAGATGGGTAAGCGTTTTTGGGCTGGCATGGACGTGGGTTTCACGAACCATCCTTCCGAGATTCTTATATTTGCAGAAAGTCCCGCCAAGAAAGGTGAAGATCCTCACTTAACTCTACTAACTCGTATCCATATGGAACGTCTTTCACATCCTGCCCAAGTTGATGCCATTGTTCATTGCATTAAAGAGTATGGTTTATCTGCTTTTGCTATGGATAAGACTGGCTTGGGCTTGCCCTTGTTCTCTGACCTGCAGACTAGATATCCTGAGTATGCGAAGATAATTAAAGGATACAACTTCTCTGAAAAGATTCTTACTGGATTTGATTCAACTATTGAAGTTGATGAGGATTTTGGTGATCCGATAGCTGAGACCGCAATGATGAAAAATGTTTTACAGTATTCTTCTGACGTTCTTAGAGATTTTGTTGACAATGAAAGAATCACATTGCCATGGGATAGCGAACTTATTGGAGAGTTCCAGGGGCAAACGTATACTATTATCAAAGATAATATGAATATTTATGGCAAGAAAACTTTCTCTGGCGGTTCTTTCCACGCTCTGGACGCGGCTCGTATGGCTGTCCTTGGATATGTTCAACATATCACGGATCAAATAGCAGCGAACATGAAAGAACCGGACGAGCCTGTGTTAGACATCTTCCTCTACTAAATTAAACTCATAGTAACTCCGAATAACTATGTATGACTTTAACTTTACAAGGTACTACGGTATCTAGAACTCCAACTTTAAATGGTGGACTCTCCGTAGCCCCAACTGCACAGCCGAATCATACATCTAGTCGGGCTTCCGTGGATTCGGCTGTAGCAGCTTGGAGACGAGAGATTGATAATTTCTATGTAGCAATGAAGCAATTCCCGTCTAATGACGGTGAAACTATTCTCATGTCCTTATCTGCATTTTCTGCTAGAGCCAACGAGATTCGCCTAGCTTTAGTTAGGACTGAAACTAGACAATACACTGCTTTTAGAACTAAAGAGATTGATCCTTTCATTGAAGAGGTTGATCGCCAGTTTAAAGTATGGAGTAGATTCCAATCTGTTCGTCAGATGGAATGGGAAGTTTCAAGGGGATAATAAATGGATATTGGAACTATTCCTTGGTCCGACTCTAATGGTGTTGTTTTCAACGAAACAGACTTTACGAATGAAGAGGTTTTTGGCCAGTTAGGTAAAGATCACCCTGAGTATAGAGCGTTGGCCCATTGGGCGCAGTCTGTCCAGCAGGGTAGCGGATCTATGTTTGCTCGGGATAAATATAAGACTCCTGATAACATCTTTGATCAGTTCAGGATGGCATCTAAGGCTGCTGAATCCGATGATATTGTTTCAGGCGTGTGCGAAATGTCTGAGAGTCTGGCTTTCGGCACATTAGACTTTGAGGCTGATGATGAAGATCAGGAAGATATCTGGAATCAGATTGCGGAGAATATTGACTTAAACATGCGCCTGAAAGAGATGTGGCGTGAGCTTTTTACAGTCAGCCAGTTCTATGCTTTCACATGGTGGGGGTCCCAGAGTTTTAAGGTTAGAGGCAAGTCTTCTAGTGGAGTTTCACGTAAGAAAGTATTTAATCTTAAAGTCCCACAGGGGATCACGCTACTGGACCCCACTAAAGTTATGCCTGTCGGTAACTTCATGTTCGGGAAAGAGCAGCTAGTCTATATTGCGGACCCTCAGGAAGCTGAAGCTTTCAGAAATGTCCTTAGTGGCAATATAAATGACTTAACTGTTCGTGCGATGATCATTGATGAATATAATCCCAGCAATCTAGAGAGACAGAAGCTTTCCGACCAGGGACTCCCAGCTAATGACATCTTCTTGCTGTCTGATAGGGTATGGAGATATGGTGAGACACGTCCGCCGTATCAAAAATTCTCCCCTGTACGCATGAAGTCAGTCTTTGAGCTTCTTGATTTAAAGAACCAGCTTAGGGCGATGGATAGGGCAGTCCTTATCGGATCTACTTCTTTCATCATCCTTGTGAAAAAGGGTTCGGATGAACGTCCCGCTAAAGCTCAGGAGCTTGCTGCTTTAGGTGCTCAAGTGAAGCAGGTTGCACGTGTGCCTATCATTATTTCAGACCACCGTTTAGAAATAGAAATCATCACACCTAAGAGTGATCATACTTTAGATCCACAACGTCATAATCTACTTGATTCAAAGATTGAAGGCAGGCTGCTTGGCCTGTTCCTGTCTGGCCAGAATGGTTCAGGAACTAAGACTGATGATTCTATTAAGTTAGCTAAAATTGTGGCTAGAGGTCTAGAGTCCCGCCGTGACGGTTTAGTTGAGAAGGTCACTAAAGAGATTATTAAAAGAACATTTGAGATGAATGACTCGCTTACTGCGGAGTCTGAACTCAAGTTCCACCCGAAGAGAATTGCTCTTGCTCTTGACCCGGCCATCATCGGTTACATCCAGCAACTTCGTGACCGTGGTGACATTTCTCGTGAAACAACTCTTGATGAAGTTGGCTATGACCAGGACAATGAGGCACGTAAGCGTAAGCGTGAGTCTGAAGAATACGATGAAATCTTCGTACCGACTACGGTTCCTTATTCTGGCGTAGTTAATACTGACCAGCCTGTTGATCAAAAAGATTCTAAACCTGTCGATCCTAAAGCAGAAGGTAGAAACAAGGGCGGCACAAACCCTGATTCTTTCACATCTAATAAAGCTCCGGTTCCGAAAGGTAAGAAATAATGAGTGAGTCAGTGGTTATTGAAGGTAAGAATTCTTTTTTCATGGGTGCTCAGGCTCATATTCTAGATACCTCTATTGATAAGGCTTGGGCAGAGAAGTTTGTAAAACACAACCCTGCTATGAAATGGATTCTCGGTAAGTTTGTTGAGGCCGACAATCCTAACCAGAACAAGCAATTCTTCACTATGGCCGATCTAGAGATGAGTCAGCCGACCATTGACCATGCACCCCTAAACATGCTTCATAATCCTAGAAGCATTGTCGGGTCTTTCGTGGCCACTGATATGGTGTTCCCTCTGGATGCTGCAGCCGAGAGCGGTATTTTTAATCCTTACATTGAAGCTCTAGCTGCCTTTTGGTCTTTCTACTTTCCTAAAGAACTGGCAGCTATTGAAGCTGCTGACGCAGCCGGGAGCTTATTCTTTAGTATGGAAACTATAGCTAAGAACATCATATGTGAGGGTGAGAACGGATGTATGGAATCTTTCCCATATGTCGGTGCTGATAGTGCAACATATTGTGAACACCTACAGGCCCATGTTTCTGTAAGGCATCTAGAAAATCCTCACTTTTTAGCTGGCGCTTTAATTGTTCCCCCGACTAGACCTGGATGGAATAATGCTGAGGCTAGGTCAATCAGTGAACTTGTAAAAGAACATCAGGTTGAAGCTGAGGCTGCATACGAAATGGCCGAACAGGCTGCTCCTTATCTTGACGCTCGTCAGTGGGAATTTGTTATGGGTGAGTTGCTTCTAAAAGCTTATACTGAAAGCGCAAAAGCTTAATTAAAATCTGTCTCCACCGAAAGTACACATGATGGAATTCAACGACATGAAAATCGCTCACGATGAATTGCTAGCGCAGATGCCCGAAGGGGCTAGTCATGACGATGCTGATTGTCTTTTTTGTATTGATACCGCTTCCTTGGGGGAGCTTGAAAGTCCACCTAGGGAGGTGAGAATGACTGCAATTTATTCAGAAGAGGATCTGGCTGCGAAGCTAGCTGATGCTGTTGCGCCCCTTCAGGCGCAGATTGACGAGCTAACCGCCTCTCAGGCGGCTGCTGAAGCAGATGAGCGAGTTACTGCTCTTGAGGCTGCTAAGAATGCTGAGATTGCTGAGCTTAATGCTAAGCTCGATTCAGCGGTTCTTGAAGCTGAAGCTGCGAAGCAGGAAACTGCTTCAATTCTAGATTACTTTAATGAGCTACATGCTGCGGCTGAGGCCGAGGCTGAGACTGCACGACTTCGTGATGAACGTCTTGCGATTGTAGCTGAAGTAGCTTCGTTCCCTGACGCTTATGTCACGGACAATGCCGATCGTTGGGCTGCTATGCCAGCCGAGAGCTTCGAAGCTCTAGTCAACGATTGGAAGGCTATTGCACCCGCTAAGGCTGCATCTGAGGATCTTACTGAGATTCCTGATGTAACTGTAGCTGTGTCTAGCCGGGACGAATCACTTGGTTCGACCTCTCCACTATCCACAGTTTTTGATCTTACCCTTCAGGGTGTAGATCTTTCTAGCCTCTAGAGGGGGTGTAGTATATGGGTTCATTAGGACGTAACTTCGATTTTAGAGTCACCCCCGATGCCTCAAGCCGTGCTGGCCGTTTCTCAGTTGATGCTGAGATTGCGATCGGTGCTCCGGTTCAGGGTTCAGGTGATTTCGATGCTCTTGGTCGTGAAATTGTAGAGCAGGCAAGCGCCGCTACACCGCCTATTAAGGGTCGTTGTGGCATCGTTGTCTTCGAGCATATCATGTATCAGGACGTAGACCCTGCGCTCACTACTTATTCTGACCTTGGTACCGCTCCTGCGGATCAGGCTGTTCAGGTCGTAAGTGGTCCGAACGTTAAGGTCGTCTTCACTAACACTGAAGACTCAACTTTCCTCCATTCCCGTTCTTATGCGGGAAGACTCATGGTAGTTGGCGCTGGCGCCACTCCGACCGTTGCGGTTGGTAACTACCTTGAGCCTGTAGCTAACGGTGATGACACCGATGGCTACTGGCAGGAAACTGCAACACTCGCTAATGCTTGGCTTGTAGTCACTTCGGTCGATACTGACCGCGGTGAGGTCGAAGCCCAGTTCCTCTTTTAGAAAGGAGGGTGTGATATGTCAGAATTACTAGACGCCCACGGTAGAACTGAAGCGGAGCGTGCATCGCTTCGTGAAGCTGTAGCTCGGGCTAACAAGGATGCTCAGGATAACTGGGATGATCCGAAGTGGCACCGTGATATGGCTCAGCAAATGTCCAATACCATTTATCGTGGTTTCGAATCGCAGAACCTTCTTTCTTTGATGGCTGATGTTTCTAACGAACCGCTTGATGGTCGAGTATTCGTTAAGGAAACTCGTGGTCTGCGTGCCTTTTGGGTAGCTCGTGGTGGCTACATCGAGGCATCGAACCTCCAGTCAAACGTGATGGAACTACCTCGGGACACCGTTGGTTTCCACGTTTACGAAGAGGAAGAGAAGCTGATGACCAACTTCGCTGAGACCCAGCGTAACGTTGTTCAGCTAGGTACTAAGCGTCTCGACGCTGCGGTTAACCTGCGAGTGATTTCACTCTTCCAGTCAGCGGTAGATAACTCTAGCCCGTACTACGTGTCAGGCACTGGCCTTTCGCTAACTGCGCTAGATTCAGCTATCCGTTCTGTCCGTGACGAGTCTGAAAGCTACGAAGTAACCATTATTGGTCGTGAGACCATGACTGGCCAGATCGTTGATCAGCTTTCAGGTAACAGCACTTTCCCTGCGTTCCTTCCGGGTACTAACGAGGATCTTCTTCGTGGCATCCTAGGCTCGTACAAGGGTGCGAAGATTGTTACTCTAACAAACTTCGCTGATGACAACCGAATTCCGTTCTTCCCTGCCAACGAGCTTTACGTCGTTGCCAGAGATGCTGCTAAGTTCGCCTTCTGGGGCGGTCTAATGCAGAAGGAGTACGTTGAGCAGAACAACTGGTACTGGCACTTCCTAGCGAAGCGTGACTTCGGTGGCCTGGTCCATCGTCCCGAGCGCATCCGTCGAATTGTCGATGACAGCATTGATGCTTACACAGCTAAGATTAGCTAAGTAAGTAGTAGTTTGGGATACGATGGGGGGATGGGTAAATCCCATCTCCCCATCGTTGTTTAATGGTTAATTTAAATGAAAAGGAGAGCCAAATGGCTGAATTAGAAACGTGGCAGAATGTTTCTGCTGGTATGATTTACGTGTGGGAAACTGATAAGCGTGGCAATATGAAAGATAAGATTGTTTACGGCGGTCAGAAGTTTCAGATTTCGACTGAAGATAGAATCTTTAATCAGGATAGAGCAACGAGTTCAACCGTTGACCTGTTCCACAATGGAAGGTGTGTTCCTGTGAGAATCCTAGAGGGTACAGAGGGTTATGAAGAGATTGCTTCTAACCCTAATATGATTAGCACGTCAGAGATGACTACTTTACTTAAGGGCAAGGTTGCTACTGTAAAAGCCAAGCTTAAGGATATTACTAATGAAGTAACCCTTAAGCGCCTGCTTGACGTGGCTAACGAGTCTGATGTTTCCATCAGCACCCTTAAGGCAATTCAGGATAGAATTTCACAGGTTAGAGAGATTGCACCTTTGGAAATCTCTGAACGAATTTCTACCTCAGTTCCTGTGGGTGAAGATGTTCACAGCAACGACGGCATGAAGCCCGTAGCTGTCTAACTTCAGTCCTAATTCTTTTTGTCGAATTTATTACTATAGATTTGACTTAAAGGAGTTACTGTGTCAGTTGATTTAGGCGAGCTTATACCGTCTTTACGGCGTGAAATTAATCCACCTGGGGAAGACTTATTCCCTAACGCAACTAACAGCGAGTTCCTTGGCAATCTTGTTGATGGCTTTTGGGAAGCTGTGCTTGACGGATTAATAACTGGCTACACCGTAGATGAAGATGGAATTATAACTCCGGTTTCTGGATCAACTGACTTGGGACGAGAGATACAGCAGCTAGTTGTTTTCTATGCTGGGTTTAGAATCCTAAGGAATGTTCTTAGAAACCTGAACACCAAGTTTAGGGCTAAGGCTGGCCCGGTTGAGTATGAGACTGCGCAGTCCGCAAACACTTTGAGAGATATCTTAGGTGAGCTAACGAACCGCAGGAACATTCTTCTAAGTAGGTTAAGTGATATGGGCTATACTGAGACATACTACATTGATTCGGTCATGGCTAGAGATACCGCTTCAGATTGGTTCATAGGTATTTAATGGCTACAGTTACTGCTTCGGGTTTCGGTGGGTTTGATGCAGCCCTATTCAGGGAAAAGATCATCGCCACTATGACTATGGGTATGCCTAATACGGTTTCAGATCAGGCTACTTTTTATTGGGAAAGAGAAGTTACTTTCTCAAATACAGACGTTACTGGCAAACCATATTTCTTAGACGATACTCCAGCTACTGATAGTACAAGACCTGAAATCATTGTACCTGTAGCTGTAGAATTTGTATCCAATAGCGGTCTAGCCAGCAGCACTACTCAGAATGATGTTGGAACGTTTGATACGTCCAACGCGATAATAACAGTGTTAGATACGTATTATGACGACGTTTATGATGCTGACTGGGTTACGTTAGGTGGCCAGATATATGACATAAAATACTGGGAACCGCCTGTCGGTTTGTTTGAAGTTGATATTCATAGGGTTCATGTTGCAGCAAGGGATTTGCCGTCCATAGGGTCGGTTTAGTAAAGGGGAGAAATGACACAGATTGTCGGTGGATTGCGGGCAAGGCTGCTTCGTGATTCCCTATACCATATGATTGATAGTGCGCTTGATGATTTGGGCTGGTATGGCACAAGTAGAGCCAGCGAGCCTGTAGTCTTCGTAGCTAAAGCCTTTGATGATACTGAACAGATTCCAATTAACACTTTGGCCTTATCAATGGAAGACATCTTTTCTTCCGATGAGGAATTAGGTTCAAACATGGCCGAACACAGACATACATTCTATCTAGATTTTTATGCTGAAGATGGTTCAACTGGTATTGAGTTACGTAGTGATCTGGCTGCAGTCCTTGAAGGTCGGTTGCCTTCGATTGGCAGAGTCGGACCTCACTTTGATCTATACGATTACACGGTGGCCACCCCAGCAGTTATAAAGAAATGCTTTATTGAAGACGTTGTGCAGGATAGAGCACGCAACTTCCCTAAGCCCTGGCAGAAGCACTGGTACGTCGTGTACTTTGCAGTCAGTGATTTCTATGGTAGTGAGGATGATGCATAATGAGCCAGGAACTGATTGATCTTATTGAAAAAAGAAAGAACGAAGCCATAGCAATCATCCTCAGATTTAAAGAGAACGAATGTGATACTTATCTACCAGAGAACACTAAGGCTAGGCTCCGTAAGGTTATTCTGGATCAGCTCAATGATCTAGCTAATCTGTCATCCACTTTAATGAAGTCTGTCAATAACGATTCTGTGCATCTTAACTCTATATATTTAGATAAGATATCTCATATTTATGATTCGGTAGTGACTTCTGATGGCAAGTTATAATCCTTCTGTACGGCTTGAAAGTTTAGGTCAAGATCAGAATACCTTACTGGTTAGGTTAATCCAAGGCTATAGGGGCGTTAGCACTAGGTCGACGGGAGGCATCACCACTACTAGGGCAACTGCTGAGTATCTGCAAAGACAAAGGTTAGTTAGATATGCTGATGAGGCAAATACTACATATGCTAATTACGCTGTTAGGACGGTTGGGTTTGCTGCTGCACTAACTATGACGGATGTCAGCCAGCAGGTTATTGCTAGCACTTCTGGTGCCGTTAACCAGTATTTTAAGATGTTTGCTGATGCTATGAAATACAAGGCAGGCCGAAGAGAATCTTTAGCTGAGGCTCACAGGATTGTGGCTCAAGACGCTAAGGAGGCTGTGCTATTAAAGTATTCAGGTATAGGATTCAAGTCTAATAAGCTTGGTCCGTACAGGCCAGAGAGTCGTTATCCTGGAATGTTAAGAAAAGCTTTGGAAAAAGATGACTTTATCATAGCTTCTTCTAGTGGTATTTTATTCGGTAATACGGCATTACTAGATAGCGTTGCACCTCATTGGCGTAGAATGAACTATGGTGCTGGTGCTCGTGGCTTTGAAACGTTTAGTAATTCAAGAATCCCTTTGAAGATTAAAGGAAAGAATGTTGGAAATCTGTCTATAGACACTAAACCGTCCCCATCGTTCGTGATGCCTGCTGGAGTTTTCTTTAATACGAGCGGAAAGCCTGTATCCTACAGTCCAGGGAGAAGAGGGCAGGATAGATTCTATCTGGCGGGGCAGCTTAAAGCCATTAATACGGAAGCTTACGGTAAGTTAAAGAATGTTGTGGGTGCTCCTAAGATGTCAAAAGGTATACGGGGTTATAACTTCTTAGAGCCAGGTATTAGGGTTATAGCAACTAGGTTGCCATTGCTGTATCAGGAGACTCTTATAAAATGGATTGCCGAGGCTTCTGATGAGGCTAATCCTCGTGGGCCGCTTGTCCGTGCTGGCTATCAGTTCATCTAGTCTTAGATTACTTAATTAACTCCATCACACGTCGAACTATACTTTAGGGTATGGCACTTTGTATTGTGCATACTATCCTATAAATCTTAGGAGGATTTATGATTGAATCAGATCGAATCATAATCTATGGATTATGTGATGAATCTGGTTCAATCCGTTACATAGGTAAAGCTAAAGATCCTGAATACAGATTAACTCAGCATCTTCAGCCAAGCCAGTTAAATATGTATCGTTCTCGTAAGAATTCTTGGATCAAAGGTATGCTATCAAAAGGTTTTACTCCGGGACTAGTATTGTTATCAAGTGTCCCATCAGAGTTACAGAATGAAGAGGAATGTCGAGTTATCAAGCTTTTCCGTAATAGTGGGTATGATTTGGTGAATGGCACTAATGGCGGCGATGGTGGCGCTATCACTGATCCAGATGCTTTAGCTAGAATTAGGGCCGCACATTTGGGTTCTAAGCGTTCAGATGAGACTAAGCGCAAGATGAGTGATTCAGCAAAGAAGAGGTGTTCTGCTCCTATTGAAAGAGAACGTATGAAAAGTATTTCCAATAGGAAGCCTCCTATTAGGTATGGGATTGATAATAATCAGTCGAAATTGACTGAGGATCAAGTTCTCTCCATTAAGGAAAGGCATAGTCAAGGTGAGAGTGGGGTCTCTTTGGCTAAAAGTTTTAATGTGACTCCTGCAAATATTAGTTCAATTGTTAGAGGCAAAACATGGAGTCATGTGGTCCTCAAAGAAAGAGAGTTTTAAATGTCTATAAAAGCGGGCATGATACTTCATGACATTGATGGCTATACTATCGACCGGATTCAGTCTGCCGGTGTCTCTAGTCTTAACATTTCCGAAGAGAAAATTAACGAACTTGGTAACTACCAGACTGTAGCTACTGTTCGTGACATTCCTGACCTAAGTTTCGATCTTGAATCAACAGATGTATCTGCAGAGATTGAAGCTCTAGTCGTTGGCATTGATCCTGGAACTCTTTCTGGTGGCGAAGAGATTGACTTCAACCTTTCACTTCCGATCGATGTGATTTCACCTTTCAAGGAAGAGAAGGGCCTCTTTAACACCATTAATGGTGTTGCGGTTCCTTATCTAACCCTAGAGAGCGTCACTTATCGCTTTGGTCTTCGGGCTAACGCTACTCAGGCTTGGACTTTCAAGGGTGACTCCATGTACTACACCCCTGGCACTCCTTACTACGAAGAGCTTGGCACCCCGAACACCACTCCTAAGACTCTAGCTGAGACTGCTATTGTCTACGATGAGTCTGGTACTAGCATTTATGCGCTTAGTGTTTGTGCTAAGAACTCTACTACTGGCCGGTATAAGAGACTTCTTCATGGCACTGACTACACTGACACATCCACTACGGTCACTCTTACCGCCGATCTTAGTGCTACCTATGACAGCCTGCATGTAGTTTATGCTACTGCTGCTACTGTTGAGTACACTCAGGCTGGCGTTAACCCTAATGGCAATACCGTCCATGAGGGCACTGGCGTTAAGCCTGCTGGTATCCGTGGTAAGGATATCGAGGTAATCATCGGTGATGGGGCTGCGACTCCTACAGATGTTAGCTGGACTGGCGTGCAGTCAATCGAGGCTACTCGTCGGGTTACTCTTGAGAATGACGAAGAGTTCAACAACTACCACTATGTGACTAGCGACTACGATACTCCTGACGTGACTGGTAACATTGTTATCAAGCCTGCTGATACTGATGATCTAATGGAGAAGATTGCTCAGATCGCTAACGTGCCTGCCAACGAGGTTATCTCGACCTTCACGACTCTGCCTATGACTGTAGAGATTCGGATTAAGAACCCTGACGATTCAGGTAACGTAATCAAGACCATCTACATTCCTGATGCACGTTTCAAGGTTCCTGCTGTCCAGGGCCGTGTCCAGCAGAAGCTGTCTGTTACCTTCGAGTTCACTTCGGACTCTGGTACCATGCTTGTCTACAACGGTGATATGCCGTAAGTAGAAGTAACTAGTATTACCCTCAATTTCGAGGTTTGGAATGAGAGGGGGCTATATGCCCCCTCTTGTATTTAACGGGAAAGGTTAAAAATGCCATTAAAGAGACAACTTTCTGATCTATATGTTATTGGTAAAGACGTAACAATTAGTGACGGCAGCGGTGACGATGTTACCGTTTACTTGAAGAAGCTTTCACCTGTCGACCTCAAGACGGCGGCAAGGAAAGCTAATGCTGCTCGTGCCCATTGGGTTGCTGCTAAGCGTGATAAGGAGTCTGACGAATACGTTACAATCCGTGCTCAGGCTATCGAATTAGGTGACCATGATACCTTAATTGAGTTTATAGTCTCTAGCGAGTTGAATGATGTACGTGCTGCTAAGGAAGCTGAACTAGAAGCTGAGGACGAGTGGGCCAATGACGGTTATCTGCAGTCTCTATATGATGCTTGGACTGATGGTGGGATGGAGGAAAGGTTCTTTGATGAATCTGAAGATGTTGAAGCTAAACGAGTTTTCGATGAGCTAAACAGATTCAATGACACTGTTAATTCTTTTGTTGAGCCTGAGCGTAAAAATCTACAGAAAGTATGGGCTAAGCGCACATACGAGGCTGCGCTAGATAAGGTAACAGGAACGTTGATGGATTTCCAGTCTGACTCAGCCTGGCTGGATGAATTCAGAATGTGTGAGATTTGGCTGTCTGTGCGTGAGTCTTCTGACTCTCCGAATAGGTATTTCGATAAAAGGGAAGAGGTGGATGCGTTGCAGTCGCAGGTCATTTCTACACTTCTTATTGCTTACTCAGAGCTTGGAGTTGAAGCGGAGCAGGGAAAAGACTAGCGGCTGACCCTAACTTCTTAGGCATTGTTAGGGCAGCCAGGGCAAGCGGAGGTTTGGCTGTTTTACTACCTAAGAACGTGACTTGTATAGAGGATATCCCTTATGATTTAATGTCTGCCATAGAGCATGCCAATAGAATTATTGATTGGCAGGAGAACTTGACAGGAGATGAAATCCCCCCAACATGGATGTGGCATCTAAGTAGTGAGTTGGAAACTCATTTTGGAGAGGTAGAACGTCGAAGAGAAGAGAAGTATGGTTCACAGAATAACGGTAATGGGCCAATGGAGACTGTTCCTATGATGTCTAATAGTTGGGAAAGGGATTAATGGCAGAGCAAGTTATTATTGATATTGTCCCCAATGTCGGCCCTGCTGAGGCTGCATTGGATAAGCTTAGCCGTAGATCTGAATCTAACCTTTCACGTATTCGTGCGTTAGCTTCTCAGCCAATCCCCTCTGTCAGCGTTCCCCTGCCCTCCGCGCCCCAGGCACCGAACTCGCTTAGTGGCGTACCTCAAAATGGAAGAATCTTAGCTACTGCAAATCAGGCTTATGGAACTGGCGATCCTGCAGTTATCCGCAAGGCTAGAGATTTAGAGATAGAAGCAATCGGGATCAGGCGTGCACAGCTAGATGCTCTTAAAAATAGGATAGCTAAAGGCAAAGAGGTAGGTTTTTCTGATCAGGAAAAACAAGATTATAGTGCTGAAAGAGCGGATCTTACAAGAAGGGCGGCAGCGGCTAAGGCTGCATCTGAGAAAATTGGCAATGTTGGCCTTACTGCCATAAACCCCAAGAGCGGTGTAGCTGATACTACTACTGCTATCGCTGAAGTTAGAAAACGTGAACTAGCGGCTCTTAACAAAGGCTTAGCCTCAACGGAAGCTGGGGTTATATCTAGCACAGAGGCTACTGCTGCAACTGCTCAGACTGCTACTGCTGCGGAGGCTACCGCTACAGCCAATAAACAAACGGCTGCTGCGGCTAAGGCCCAAGCAACCGCTGCCGGTGCGGCTGCTGCAACTAGTAATGCTACGTCAGATGAACTTCGTTCCCATCGGGCTGCCCTAAGAAGCTCCCTGAAATCCACCAGGGATAGGCTGGCGGCCATTGACAGACTAGATCCATCTTTCCGGCCAGACGATAGAAGAGCTTTACTGGATAGGGCAAAGCGCCTTGAAGAGTCACAGGCTAACCTCACTGGTACAGATCAGGAAAAAATAGCCCCTACTAGGGATCTAGCTATTCAGGCTAGGACCATAGATGAAGAAGCCAATGCCTTAAGGAAGGCGAGGCTGGCTGCACTTGGTGAGTCAGTTGTGGCAGAGAAGACTGCGGCTGCGGCTGAAGTTGAAGGTGCTGCTGATGCGGTTAAGGTTTCTGAACTTCAAAAACTTTTAGCTAAAAAGACTCTTGATAGGCTGACTCAGGCACAGGCCGCTGCTGCAGAGGCTACAGTAACTAACGGCACTGTCCCTGGGGTTAACCAGCGTGCTGCACTTGTAAACTTAAGGGCACGGAAGATTCAAGAGGATATTAAAGCATCAGGGGGTGCTGGCACTGGCGCTCAGGCTGCTGAAGCGGCTGCCCTCCGTACTGAAGCTAATGGACTTTTAAAGCTACAGAACGGAATCCTTAGGGAACAAAATGCAACTGAAGCAGAGATTGCGGCTTTAGATGCTAAAGAGCTACTTCAAAGGAACCTAAATAATCAGCTTCAGAAGAAAGCTTATAATAATTTACTTCTTTCGCAGGGCATTCCTCAGGCTGACGGATCGTTTAAGCAGCTTGGCCCATACCAAAGGTTCCAGTTAAGAACTGGAACTGGTTCAGCAAATAGCAGGATTGAAGGAGTTCCCCCCACGGCGTTGCAGGCGTTCCAGGGATCGTTTGCTACGACTGCAAGATTCGCTGCTTCGGGAGCATTGCTTTACGGTGGATTTAGTGCTATATCTAGTGCTGTAAAGAACTCTGCAGAATTAGAAAAGTCACTGTCTCTTATCCGGGGGCAGTTTGAATCCATTGGCCAGATAGACGCATTCGGCCAGTTTAAAAAGGATTTGTTTGAAATCTCTAAGGAGACTGGTGTCGCTGCAGCAGATATTGCAGAAATCGGTTTCCAGATCCAAGGTGCATTCGGTGATCAGGGGCAGGAAGTTGTTCGTGCTAACATTGAGAATGCCGCAAAACTTTCCCAGGTAACTGGGCTTGATAATAAGGAGATTGTTAACTCCCTCACTGCTGTGTCTCTTGCGTTCGATTCCTCGTTTGAGAGAATCGGTGACGTTTCTATTAACCTCCAAGACAGGTTTGGTGTTAAGGCTAAGGAGACAATCGACTTCCTAGGCCAGATTGCCCCTGTTGCTCAGGATGCAGGTTTCAGCCTTGAGCAGATCGGCACGATCGCAGCCATAGTCCAGCAGAAAGCTGGGCGTGCAGGTGCCGCTTTAGCAGAAGGTCTTGGTCGTGTTATCCCAGCGGTTGCTGAACGCCAGCCGGAGCTTGCAGCCCTTAGTGCTAAAGAAAAGGCGTTACAGACACCTGAGTTTTATAAAGCCATCGCCAGTGGAGATATTGCCCAAGAGCTTATTGTCCTTAGCCAGCAGTTCGGCAAACTAGGTAAAGAATCGCAGCAGTATGTTATCAACCTTCTTGGTGGCCGTCGTGAAGCTCAGCTTATTATCCCGCTGTTTAATGAACAACTTGATCTTGTTGGTGAAATAAACAAGACACAGCAGGCTAAGAATGAACTAGCTCCCCGTTTCAAGAGCTTAAAGGACAGCCTCTCTCAGCAACTAGCAGAACTAAGTGAAGCCGCTAAACAGTTTGGTGTAACGGTTTATGAGTCTGGTATCGATACCGGGTTGAAGTCTATCGTTCAGTCCTTAGGTCTACTTGTGGGGGTTCTTAATCCCGCCCTTACCGCATTAGGTGCGTTTAATGACTTCATGGGTGGATTGCCTGCCAGGCTTCTAGCGGCAGCCGTAGCTGTTAGGATCTTTAGGGCTGCCAACTCTAGGTTCAGCATAGGTAGCGGGCTGTCAAATCTTACAATGGGTGGTATCGGTGAGTTCGGCCCCATTGCTAGGTATCAGGCTGCTCGTAACCCCGTGGCCCCACAGCCTATTTATGGGACTGGGTTGTTTGGTGGTCAAACTATTCTGGCGGGCGCAGCCCAACAGCAAGCCGCTGCCACTCGTTTACAGGCCCTTAGGGCTGGCGTGGCACCTGTTGGCTCCAGCCTGTATGCAGCGCTGGGTGGCCCAGTTGGGGTTGGGATTCTCGCAACTACTATAGGTGCTAGCGTCCGTTCGTCTGAAGCTTCTAAAGAAAAGGCGAGACAAAAGAAACTTCTTGAGTCTCTACTGAAGAAAGACAACGAAGAGCTAACTAAGATAGTTGATGAATACACTAAGAATGATCCTGATAGTTTATTCACTCAGGCTAAGAATCTCCTTACTGGTTCTAAGGGAACTGCCGCTACTGCTATAGATGCTGAACAGATTCAACGCGGTGAGATCTTAGCTCCTATTCTCAAAGAATACCAGAAGGATCAGGCTAAGTACATTAATGAGAGACTTGGTGATCTTCTAAATACTAAGAGTAAAGAGGTAGATGATTTACTTTATGATTTCTATAACCTTGATAAGAACGATCCAAGGAGTACGTGGGAGAGAATAAGTGGAGATTTCTTCCAATCTGGAAACAGTAATAGTGACAGAATAGATGCTAAGCGTTCTGGCCTAACGCCCGAAAAGCTTAAGGCTGATATAGATCAGACTATTTCTGATTATATTTCTGATCCTGGTAATAATGATTATGAGGCTAAAATCAATGGCCTTCAGCGAATCATTGCTTCTCTGTATCCTGAAATTTACGAACAGCTTTTTGTCGATGGCAAGGTTCGTGGTGAAAAAGCTTTAGATATTCTGAAAGGCATTAACGAGTCAGCGCCTAATGTTGAATCAAGCGTTGCTGCGTATCAGTCTGGAACAGGTGACCTTGCGACCGCAAAGCAAGCTCTTGAATTGCAGATCACTGGCTATCAGGAAATTCTCAACCTTCAGCCGACTAATGCTAGGTTCATTAAGGCTATGGCTGATACGTACAAGCAACTTGCTATCGTGTCTCAAGGTCTTGCGAGTAATGCTCAGAAGCGTATTGATTTTGTTAGCTTAACTGGCATTGTTAATTCCGGTGAAGTGTTCGCTGATCAGCTTAGAGTTTCTGCTGAACAGGCCGCAATTAGAATTAGTCAAGCTGACTCTGCCCGTTATGAAGCACAAAGGCCAAAGAGGCTATCAGTTGACCTATCACAAATTGAAGCCGCATCTCAGGTTGATGTTTTAGTCCAGAAGCATGACGAATTCAGAAATCAGGTTGAAAAACTTTCAGATTTTGTTTCAGATGAATATAGAGCATACGAGGAGTCTGTAACTAGAGAGATAAGCACACTTCCAGTAGGCGGAAGAGAAAGACTTCCAGTAGATCTATCTCAGATTGATGTTTCTCAAATCCCTGCTAATTTTGGATTAGGACTCCCTACTGCCCCAACTGACACTTATAAGCCTATAAGGGTAACACAAGGGAATCTCGATGAGGTTGCTTTGGCAGAGAAAGTTAAGCTTCTCCAGGATAAGAGCTTTACGGATCAAGCTGAGCGTGAAAAAGTTTTGGATGAAATTTACCAGCTTTTCCCGAAGATTGCAGAAGCTAAGATTAATCAGACAGAAGGTGCGGTTAATCGCGCTCAGGCGCGAGCTAATGGCATTTCGATCCCCGATCCTGTTCGTTTGCTTGCTTTGGCAACAAGCGTTGGTAGCCCGGATAACCTTGAATTCAGTAAATACCTTGAGATAGAAGAGCTTTACAATAAGGGGATTAGCACCAACATTATTAAGAAGCAGGCTGAGGCGGAAAGAATTGCCCGAGCTATCCTAAATAATGAAGATCCACGAGATGATCCAAGAAAAGCCTTAGCTGATTACGTAGCTAGACTGAAGGTTCAGAAGGCTGCTTATGAGGCCAGAGGGAATAAGACCCCAGCTACTGATGCTCGGATTAAGGCGGCTCAGGACGCTCTAACCGCTCTTAACACTCTCGATCCGCTTGCTGGTGCTCCTGGCGTTCTGCCTGATACTTATACGGAACTAGATCCTGCGGTAAACCAGATAGAGAAAGAGAAGGCTAGAAGAGAATTAGCTAAGGCTATAGCTCCTGGTAATAAACTTCTTGCTGCTCAAAAGGATCTAGAGCAGGCTGACGCAGACATACTGGATGCTGGTAAGGATGATGTTAAAAAGACTGAAGCTTTAACCACTAAGCTGCAAGCACAGAATGCAATCGTTCAAGCATTAACTGGTATCGCTAAATCCAGAATTTCTCTGGCGGCTGCTATCACAGATGATCCAATCCAGATTGCTCAGGCTGCCCTTGATAACGCTGAACTTGACCTCAATGCGGCGATTGCTGCAAGTGACGAGGAAGCGGCTAACGCAGCTAGAGAGGCTATCCACCAAGCTCAAAACCAGGTACAAGACGGAATCAATGCTGTAGTCAACTCACAAGCCGCGATTGCAAGTGCGCTCTCAGAGCAGAATCCACTTGCTGCTGCTCAGAATGCCGTTGCTGACGCAGATAGAGCTATAACTCAAGCCAGAACTGAGGCTGATAAAAATGCTGCTATAGCTCAGAAGATTTCTGCACAGCATAAGCTACAAGACGTAATTAATGCAATCAATAAGGCTAATTCTGATCTTCTAATTGCAATGCTAAATTATGCAGGTGAGGGCGTTAAGGCTGCTGATGAGGGAATCCGCCAGGCTGAAAGAGATTTGTCTGCTGCTGTCCTTAAGGGGGATACGGCTGGTATTCGTCAGGCACAGATAGCTCTTATAAACTCTCGTCTTGCGAAAGAGCAGGCTATCAAGGATGCTCAGGCTGCTGACCTAGAATTCGCCAATGTATTCAACGAAGGTAACCCTATTGCTCAAGCTCAAGCGGGTCTAGCGGCAGCTAGGGAAGCTTGGAAGACCGCAAGAGGGCAAGTTGCTCAGATCAGAGCTTTTGCTGCAATACTGGAACAACAGAAGAAACTTGAAGATGCAATGTCTGATTTGCGTAAAGCGAATGAAGAGCTAGCGCAAGTCCAAGCTAATGGAGATGCCAGGAAGCAGGCAGAGTTAGCAGTTGCCGCTGCGCTTGCTGCTATCAGTGATGCCCGAGGCCCAGCCGAGCAGGCAAGGGCGCAGGCAGCGTATCTGCAAGCACAACAGAACCTTCAAGCGGCTATTGCCGATGAGTCTATAGCTTCATTGGAGTTGGCTCAGTCAAATAGGCCCGGTGATAGCTTAGGTTCTGCTTATGCCCAACTGGCAATTGCTCAAATTAAGCTTGCTGAGGTAATCAAGAATAAGGGTGGTAAGGCAGAGTTGGCTAGAGCGCAGGCTGCTGTTAACGCTGCCAATGCCGCTGTCAAGAATGCCATTGTGGATACGATCGCTGCACAGTTCGAATTAGCACAGGCTGTTGCTGATGCTGCCGGTGATATCGTAGGGTCCGCTCAGGCGGCTCTAGCGTCCGCTCAGGCGAAGCTGGCTGCCGCTCAGGCGTCAGGTGGCTCAGCGGAGATTGCAAGGGCTACAGCGGACGTTGTGAGGGCACAGGCGGCCGTTAGGGACGCACAGCTTCAGGATCAGCAGTCAGATATTGATTTCGCTTTGCAGATGGAGCAGATTACTACGGGTCAAGCTATTGCTCAGTTGGAAGCTCTGCTCCAGATCCCGAATCTTACGAAGCAGGAAACTCAGCAACTTCTTTTGAAGATCAAGCAGCTTCGTGACAGTCTCGGTCAGGATCTACAGTTCAACATTCCTTCCTTCCTGGGCCTCCCCACTCTATATGAGGCTCGTAGGCTTAATCAGTCTGGTGGGGCTTCTGGGTATCAGGATCAGCGGGTCTATCAGGTTACTGTTTATCCTGCTCCTGGCATGGATGAGGAAGCACTTGCCAATAAGGTGGTTGAGAGAGTCGGTGGCGCTATGGCTGCTCCGTCTGGATCTAGTGCCACGTTTGCGGGGATTTACTAATGACAAGCAGATGGGGTACGTGGATTCTAGAAGAAGTTGATCCTGTAGAACTAGATGATACTTTTGTCTTTAACATTGGTCCGAATAATGCGTCTATGCCTTTTCATTCTAAAGCTTCTGCCTACAGCTATCTGGATCATGGTGCCGCTGTCCAGGATAGCCAGTTGCTTGTTGGTGGGGATTTTAGTATTTCAGGTACTTTGATTGATGAGCAACAGCATGAACGATTTGACGAGTGGGCCTCTAAGCCTCGGCCTGTTATTTTTAAGGACCATTTGGGTAGACAGTTTCTTGTAATTATAGAGTCATATGAGCCATCTAGGGTTCGTTCTGCTGGTGCCCCTTGGAAACATACTTGGTCATTACAGATGTTTGCTATTGAAAGGCTTAATTAAAGCCTGAAAAGTCAGATATATAGTTAAGGTTAAGGTTTTAAAAGGGGATGGCTAAATGAGATGGACCATAAGCGATGGCGCTGCAACTCCAACTATAATAAGCTTTCCTATTAACCCGAACTCTGGTGGGTCTTTTACTCGTTCTCGTAATCTTTCTAAGGATAGAACTTTAACTGGTAAACCATATGTTGCAATTGGGAGCGCCTTACCTAGAACTGCCGAGATAACTGGTGTTATCTTAGATGAAGATAGTTACGACTTTTTGGTAAACATATTTGAGAACATGGTGCAAGTTCTTTTAACTGATGACTTAGAAAGAGAAACTTGGGTTTTTATTACAGACCTTGAATTAACATCGGAACCAAGACGCCATAGCCAGTGGAGGCATAAATACAAGATGAAGCTTACAGAGGTGGATGTTCCGTGAGACAGTTAAGCAATGGGATTTGGAGAAAATGGCAAGATGACAGAACCCTAATCCCTCTTGGTTGGGTGACTATCGAGAAAGATTGGTTCCTTTCTTCTTCTGAATATACGAACCCATCTGTCTATACTGAGCTTCCTGATGTAGATACTGGCGAACCTGATCCTGCCCCGCCTGAACGTGATCATCCAAATACGGAACCAGCCAACCCGTATAACAGTGTTAAAACCCCCAAGGGGCCGTTCCGCTGGTGGCAGCGTGCCGATAATGATCAGATAGAAACAGTTCTTCCTAACGTGGAATCTATCGAATGGAATCGATCTGTCGAGTCTCAGGCAGCCGAGTGTACGCTAGTTCTTGGCAACCAAAACCTAATGGCTAATGGGGAAGTTTCAGGCCGCCCATCTAACGATCTTGGCCGACCAGGCTATATGACTCCTAACCGCGGCGGTGATAAATACGTTGTTCTTAAGCCAGATGGTGTCTTTGACCCAAGGAGAACTGGTGGGGCTAGTTTAATTGCGACAAGCTTATGGGAGCATGATAATAATGAATGGTACAACGAAATCGTGCCTAACGCTCTATTCAGGACTTACGAGGGATACGCTGAGACTTCCGATCCTGAGAAGACGTTTGAGCAGGCTAAAGCCGATGGTGATGTTGTTCTAACTGGTGTGTGGCTGGCGAATAGCCCCACCTTTGATTCACGTTCTCGTAAAATAACTATCCCCTGTCAGGACATGACGAAGCTGCTTTTGCAGACTCAGATGTATCCTCCGTTTATGCCAGCCGATAGTTATCCACTTAGGCTCTCTAAGTATAGGGATGAAACAATCATAACCCCTGTGGTTGAATCTATCCTCATCGATCCTGGGTCCATCAGTGTTCCTACAGGTGAAATTGCTACCAATCAGATCCGTAGACCTGCAACATATTCTAGTTCTAGCTCTGATGTTCATTACGGTGGATCTAATCATGGGGTATACGGCTGGTACCCCGCTAACGCCATAGATGAGAATGAGCGTACCTTCTGGCTATCAGAGGGCTACCAGGGCGCTACACAGCCCTATGGGACCGTCTGGTGGGAAGCTGACCTTAATGGGCAGTCTATGGACTCAGTGGAGTTGACAACTTGGGGATCTGGTTTTGTTGCATATGTAAGTCTAAGAATAGATGGTAAGTGGATAGGTTCAAAGAAGATTCCTTATTCCCTAGCTGTGCTTGGCAATACTAATGCGGGTATCAAATACATTGCTGCCAAGAAGCTTGGTCGTAGAACTGAGAACTTTAACGCTAAAGCCAAGACGATGTTTGATCTTGGAAGAACCTACGACGGCGTAGAAAAAGTCCGTATATCTTTTAGACATCTTCAGAACAGTAAGTTGGGTGATTTTCCTTATCGTGCTGGAATCCGTGAAGTAAAATTCTACGACACTACTCCACTAGAAGGTGGTGGTGGTGGATCTGGTTATGTCCCTCCAACCTATGAGAACCGCACCACCTACACGACCACTTCTAATAGATACCCAGGAAACTATTGTGTTGATGACCAGACAGAAATCTTGACGAAGAGAGGTTGGCTACATTGGGATGAAGTTAAAATAGGTGATGAATCGCTCTCAATCAATCCACTCACTGGGACTTCTGAGTGGAGTATGATAACTGAGATGTTTGTTAAGGATTACACTGATTTAGAAATGGTTAGGATGGAAGGACGTAGGCATAGTTCGCTGACCACTCCTAATCATAAATGGTTATTGAAGTCCAAGGAAGGTGAATTTAGCTGGGGGACTACTGAAACTCTTGATTATAAGAGTAGAATTCCTACATCAGTTGATCGTTCAGATACTCCGTTGGTTTCAAAGTATTCTGATGAATTCGTAGAATTAATAGCTTGGTTCTGGACCGAAGGGTCTTTGTCCGATAGGGCTTGCATAGCTCAATCAAAAGAAGTTAACTTGCCATATGCTTTAAGGATAGAAAAGTGTCTTTACAATTTATATGGCCCTCCTGGTTCTATGAGCTATGGACATGGCAAGAAGCCCTGCAAATGGAGAGAAACTATAAACAACTCTGGCGTTTCGGTATATAGGTTATGTAATGAAGTGAGAAGAGAATTTGAGTTAGTAGCTCCTGATCGAGTTCCTACGGTTGATTTCTTGTGCTCTTTGACCAAGAAGCAATTGAGTATTTTTATAGAAACAAGTGTTGATGCTGATGGCCATCGACGTAAAGATAATGGTGTGGTCATCTTAACCCAAAAAGATGAACGTAGAATAAGAATGTTCGAAATGGCATGTGTTCTTGCGGGATTAACTCCTAATACGACTAAGATGTTCAGCAAGTGGAGCACGACAGTCAGATCAGGGGATGTTGTGTGTCCTGTTCTATCTTCTCAGAAAAAGGTTAAGAACCCCCTTAAAGTAACAAACGAATTATACTCTGGAATTATCTGGTGTCCCACCTTGAAACATCATAACTGGTTGGCTCGCAGGCGTGGTACGGTGTATTTTACTGGCAACTCTGACTACAGTGACATCATCAAGCAGATCCTGTTGTGGGCAGGATGGTACTTGCTGCCACTTAGGGATGGATCATATCATCGCTTACCGAGTGTTGAGCAGCCCAGACCTCAAACCACATATACAACCACGTCACCTAGTCAAACTATAAACATGTCTAATCCTGTATTCGTCAACTCGATGCCAGTTGTCACAATGCAAGCTACTGGTATCCTAAAGGTAACGAATGCCTCTTCTGCTGGCACCCCAATTGTGCAGTCAACTGTACCGCTACCGGCAGGTACTGTGGTTAACTTTGCTCTTGAGACTGCGATTGGCCCCGGTGGAGTTGATTATTCAAGCTCACTTGATCCAGCGAATGATTGGTGGTTCATGGAGCCAGGAGATAACACTATCGTTTTTGATGGCACGGCTAATGTGATGTTCAGCTTCCTGCTTGTTGGATGGAAGCCTTTACAGCTTCAGTACCCTGACGTGTATGGTAACATCGAATCTACTGGGGCATATGCGGAGGCACCTTTGCCTGCTGACATGTTTGATAAGCGTCCGCCTATTGACGTGATTAATCAGATTAGACAGATTGTTGGTTATTTCTTCTGGATCGGTGAAGAGGGCGAGTGTCATTTCGAGTCGCCTAACTTCTATCAGCCTGGGAACTTTGATGAATATGGTACGAGAACTATATTTATTCCAGAGCTAAATGAGGACACTAACTTGTTCGACTTGTCTAAGCAACTTAATGTTGACAATGTTAGATCAGAAATTATTGTCTCTACCGAAGAGCCAACCGAAAACTTAGAGGCCACTAAGACTACACGGTTCAAGAATCCTGTAGGTAAAGACCTGCTTCGTGGTATGGTCAACCCTGTTATGTGGATCAATAATACTTTTATGTCTCTTGAAGAGCAGAGACGCATGGCTGAACTTATTTCGATGCATATCTTCATGTCCCTCAGGCAGACAAATGCTACCATTAAAGCCAATCCTCTACTGAGTTGCAATGACCAAGTTCGGATTATTGAAAGGGTGACTGCAGAGTCAAGCATCCATTACGTTAGAAGCATACGTTCCAGCCATAACTTTACCACTGGTAAATACACCATGACGCTAGAAACCAACTGGCTTGGTGACCGAGAGAACTGGGCGTTACGTAAGAGTGGTACTAATCAGGAACTCCCCAAGCCTTATCGTAGATACGTTATCCCTGATGACTATGAAACATGGGATCGCATCAGAGTTCGGCTTAACGGTAGATACTTCCCTGAGAGATTCAATATTAATAGGTTGAAGAAGCTTAATAGAGGACAGTTGCTTGAGTCAGATGGGTATCTGCTCAAGGGCATGGAATTGGTGGTGGGATAATGGCAGCTTTGCCTCCTTACTTTGAGATATCTGAAGAACTGGCTGCTCAACTGGAACGTACAAGCTCCAGATCAGTGCTACGCCTGGCCCCAACTGATCCTAAGCTCTACCAAATTAGGACTGTAGAAGAAGAGGCTGGCCCATGAGGATAGATACTGCAATAGCTAGAGTTGCTGCTGACCTAGCACAACGGCAGGCTGCATTAGCAAAGTCTACTTCTGTTTCTGGACTTATTAGATGCACTGGCCCGAATATTGACGGCAAAGATGGTGATGGGGTGGAAACGGAAATTGATATCCTTTTCCCTGTTGAATTTACTCAGCGTCCTTCTGTGGTGTTTGGTGCAGAACTAGCTGCAGACTCGTCGTTTACTGCTGGGATGATCCCTATTGTTAACCCCATATTGCTAAGCTGGAACACAGTTACGCGTGGAGTCGAACAGCATTATCAAGGTGCCAGGATTGGCATTGTTGTGACGGGCGGACCTGTCGGGACTAAGTGCATTGTGAATTGGGTGATTTCAGGTCAGGCATTGGTTGGCGCAAACCCTGACGGGGACTAGCCATGACTTATATTACTAGAGCATTTGATCGATGGATTCAAACAGTTGTCCAGATAGCAGATGAACCCATCAAAAGATTACCTATAGTTGATTGGCAGGATGAATCCTTTGATGATGATATTGTAAAAAACTTCCGTGATGGCCTGTATAGCAAGTTTATTCAATGGAATGGGACAAGACTGAATGCGGAGAATGGCGTTGAATACGATTTAAACGATTCATATACGTTAATCACTCCTAACCAGTTTTCTGAATGGCAAACCGTAATGCACTCTCCGGGGAAGAAGTTAAGCAACAACGATAATCCAGATGAGTTTATTTGGTTACCAGAGCAGCTTACAAGCATAAGCTACCAGGGGCTTCCGGGTGTTGCAACTACTGGCGAATGGTTCTTTACTTTGAGGATGGATGTTGTTTTAGACGTATTCCCTTCGCTTAGCGTTATAAGAAATGGGATAATGGATTTCTCGTTTGGTGATGTGGCTGGGACTATCACATATAATTTCAGTGACACATCGGGCCTTGTGACTAGTGGCAATGTCTATTTTAGCGACGAGGAAGGCGCTGACTTAGATGTGCACATGACTGTGACTCAATGGGATCTATCTGTCCCAGAGATAACAATTTCAGATACTCCACTTTTTAGTTTGATACTCTGGAGGCCAGAAGACTAATGTTATCAGAAAGAACAATTGGCCCAGTAGAGGGGACTGCTCCGGTCCCGTTGACTCCATCTTCAAGCCGTACTAGAAATGCTGAAGAGTTTGCGTTTTACGAAGATGCAGGATTAGATTATTCCCCATACTTCGGGGATCTGTGTAGCGGCACGCTCAGGGTGCAGTCATATAGCATCCCCAACGTGGTCTCTGGAGGGTATATTGCTATAACAGGTGAGATAACTATTGATGAAGACTATTCTAATCATTTAGGGATTGCCCTGGAGGGCGGCAATCCAGATTTGCAAATTTTAGCATTAGGTTCATTGTCTTTAGATAATATAGGACCGTCTCAGACGACTTTCGGAGAAGAGCCTGAGCCTCCTTATACTTATCAGCCTATACCAACTATTATCATATACCAGTTTCTCACGGATACGGTCATAGACGCAGACTATTTAGCTATAGGTGGGGCACTTCATAAGGTAGGGGATTTAGAAGTAGGTCAGGTTTTTTCTACTACTGCTATATTTGCAACCGAAACAGACGAGGTGCCTTCTGGTAGTCGGTTGTTTCCTATAGCCGCTTATAGTTCTTCCCCTGATCCTAGTTTCGATATTTACTTAGATATAGTAGAAGTATTCCCTGGAACATACATAGATCCTATTGAGCTAATTAATAGCGATACGTTAAGTATTAGTGAATTAGGTGAATCTCTTACCAGGGATGAGTTCATAGGGATGTTTTTGTAGGTTCATTACCATGAGAAACAGACGATTATCTATGAACAGGAAAGGTGCAGAATATGGCAAACGGCAGTACCACTAATTTTGGCTGGTCAACGGTAGGGGCCTCTGGCTCCTTAGCCGAAGACGGCTACAAGGCATTAGTTGCAGACAGGGTGGACATGGATGCCCTTGTTTACGCCATTATGAACCACCATCATACTGGCGTTGTAGTCACCGGGGACACTGTAGGTGACCCTCCTGAGCTTACCTCAGATGCTGGATCTGGTGGGTTTGCTGGTGGCCAGACTCTTTACTACGCAGTATCTTTGATTGATGATACTGGTCGAGAAGGTGCTCCTTCTCCTACAGCGGAGATTGAACTCCCTGGGCAAATTGATCCTCCAGATATTCCTGACCTTCCTGTGGTTGAAACAACTGGTGGAACCTTAGGCGCTGGTACTTACCAATACACTTTGTCTGCTTATATTAATGGCGATCCTAGCCTAGAGACAACCCCTTCTCCTGCCGTGTACGCTAATGTTGTTGGAACAACTACTGGTAAAGTCACCCTCACTTACCCAGCCCTACCTTCTGGTGCTAACGGTTGGAACATCTACAGATATTCACCTAGCTCATTAGACTTCTTAAAGATTCGTGCTCTCTCTGATGAGCTTGCAACCCTTGAGGGTGGAGAGTTTATTGACGACGGCTCATGGACAGAAGATACAAACAGCAGACTGCCAACGGCCAACAACACTTCTAGCGCCAACAGCGTTACCATAACATACCCCGATCCGCCGATCACTGCAGGGTATCAGTGGAGAATTTATCGTACTTCTTCTTTCGGCCTGTGGGATAGCAGCCTTGTAACTACGTTGGATGCTGCGGATACGGAATTCATTGATATCGGATATGAGACTATTTCTGGTGCTCCTTACGGGACTTCAACAGAGATTACTCAGCCAGATCAGATAGATTTAGCGACAGAAGCAACAGGTAATCTTCCGTGGATAAGGATAGGGGACGCTGCTAATTACGTTACGCAGTCCAGTGGTGATCTAGACTTCACTCTTGTCGGTAAGGCCATGACTTATTATGCAGCCATATCTGGGGCGTCTGATATATATTTTCCACCATACGATGAGGAAAGATCATTTACAATGGTGTTGAATCCATCGGGGACTTCCTTGCCTGCAACGGATTGGCATATCCTAGATGGAGCAACTGTCACTGACATCACCCCAGTTTGGTATACGGATGACCCGTTCGACGGTGGTGTTATTGGCGCGGACGGTGCAGCTATCAAAGTCTTTGTCGTTCAGTCCGACTCCGGTGATTGGCATTATGGTTTAGCTTGGCTAAATGGTGGCGGCGGTGGTGGTGGCTCGTCATACGTTGGGACTACTGTGATAGACGAATCTGCTTCGTCTTATCCATTAACAGCGGATTTAACTGGAATAGCCTCTGCCACTGTAACCCTTGTTGTACCTAATGCGTCTTCTTCCGAAGAGCTTACTCTGGACCTTCCTGACCCTTCAACTTCACCTGAATTCACGATTATTCTTTTGAGTGCAAGTGGTGATTTGCCGCTAGTTTCTAACATTAACTATACTGGCATTTCTCTGAATCCTTTTAATGTCTTTGAAATTGCGGAACCTAGAGACCAAATTATTATCAGATGCACTCCTTTGAATTCGGGTTCAGACCTATGGGCGTTGACTGTTGAGCCTCCTTTGGGGAAGATGGGCTTTCCTGTTGCTCCTTCAATTGTTGACCTTACTGGCTCTGGGCCTAACTATACTCTTACTACGGACTTAACAGATAACGCTTCTAGCGGGATATTGATTCTAGTTGATTCTGCTGGAACAACTGGGTCATTGGAGATAACGGCACCAGATACGGCAGATGCCAGAACTCCTATTACGATTGCCGTACTGGCTGCTAGTGGTAGTGGTGTCGGTCCTGTCATAACTTGGGCTGCATCTCCTACCGTGAATGTGGCTAATCCGTTCCATTTAGCAAAAGAGCCAGTTCAAAGCTTTAAGCTGACCCCTGTAGCTGGCACCTGGGGCGGCGTGTGGGAGCCAAATGGGACTTCTTCTATAGGTGACCCATATGCCATCTATGTACCCCCAGCTAGAATTATTTCTTTAAATGGAGACTATGGCGCTGATGTGCAAAGTATCCTTTTAGAAGATGATATTGAAGGATGGGATCTGCCAACAGATGGTCCCAGACCCGGAGCGGTAACCCATGTTTATACGCAGGATTCATTTGGGCCAAGAGTTTTGACTAGTGACAACGCTGGCACTGCGACAATCATATGGGTCGGCGGTGTTATGCCTACGCTCTCGACAACTGCAGCTAACACTGATATTATCCGTTTTACACAAATTTCTGCCGATACTTATCTAGGAGAATTAGTTGCTTCGGATATCACTATTTAGGATGGGTACTTATGGCTGTTGATGTTATTAAAGTTAACATAAATCTTGGACCTGTGGAGGTCAATATTGAAAAACTTCCACGTTCAGATGCACGGACTCTAACCATGTATGTTACTTCTATCGACCCAGATTGGGTTGCTGCTAACCCCGGCGCTAGTATCGAAGAGTTAGCGGCTGCGTCACGCGTGCCGTTTGATTTAACAGATCATACCGTGACTGCTAAAATTTATGAGTCTGCAGATGTAGGGAGCGCAGAGGTTGATGATCTTTCAGCAGAAATAAGTACGGACCCCACAGAAGGTGCCGTTTCTGTCACGTTCCAGGTGACTGCAGATTTTGTAGAGCAGACGCATTGGAGATGTTGGCTAACTCCTGACGGCGGGCAGCCGTTCACTATTGCTAGAGGAAAGTTAAAGGTCGAGGGGCCGGGTGGTGAGGTCTAATGCCTACTGTTGATTTAAGTAATAGCGAGGTTATGACTATAGAGGTTCCGGCTAATCTTGCTGAACCTACTGTCCTAGGAATAGGTGGTCCTGTAACTATTTCTGGTTCTAGCTATGATGATAGCATCCCTGATGATACGTTAGGCATCTTAGATCCAGATACTATTAGTGACGCATTTGACACCTTGGCGCAGATGTTCTTGGATAACTTTAGTGTGGTCTTGCCAGAAGAGGCACTAAATATTTATAAGTATCTAGTTGGTGTTCACGTTACTGATCAGCCTTCTGATATTAGGCTAGCTATCGATAATATCGTAAAAAACATTGAGCTTCTTTACGGTGGGTTGATTTCTGGTTCTGTGACTACAGGTGAAATTTATGATCTAGTCACTAAGGCGTTGGGTTTGATTGATGAGGTTGGTCCTGCAATTGGGACTGACTATACTGGAAATTATCTTAGATGTGGTGGGGTGAATGCATGGCGTGAGGCTATGTTTAATGGTCCATCGATACCAGCTTTTACAGGTGATGGTCTAGATATCAGAGCTACCATCAGGCCAGTGAACTATGGTTCAGAGTTTGGCCTAATCTCTTCTTACTCGGAATTTTTCACAATCATTCATCCTAATGACTCCATTTCGGAATGTGATGTTATTGAGGCTGCGGTTTTCTGGAAAGGTGGGAGACCTAGACACTTTTTAGAGTGGACTGAATCTGGGGAAATTGATGAAGTCGGGCACCTAGAAGTAGTCGGTCTAATGCCTGATGTGTTTCAGGAGATACGTTACAAGCTTACTTTTGCTACCGGGATCGTTGAGTTCCAACGGAGAATCCAAGAAGGTGGGGAGGCCACCGAGGATGGTAGGTTCTGGGAGACTTTTGTTTCCGAGTCAATTACAGACGGCCTGACATCAATTTATGATGTAACTGATCTTATTCCTCATATCGGTATCGGCCCTGGGCGACTTGACGTAGCGAAGCTAGAAGTTTTTGATGGCATAGATGGCACTCTTAGGTTGTCTATGGATGCTAATAACGTAGATGGAGACGGCAATGTCCCCGATGGGGTTAGTGGCCTTTGGACTCCTGAGACAGAATACGCATGGGTGACTAACGACAATGAGCTTCCTCAAGTTATTAACCAGTATGACCTTCCGTTCCCAGCTTATGGTGAACATGATGGGGCATGGACAAGCTTCCCAACGTGGTCAGATGACGGTCCAGTTATAGGCGACAACTGGTATAGCCAAGACCCTAATGGCATGGTTATGCCATTCGTTGGTATTCCGCCGTTAACTCCGGTCCATCTGGCAGCCAATGGGTTCACAATCCTACTAACCGGAACTCTCCTTGGTGGCAAAGATGCAGTAGACCCTACCGATCCTATTGTTACGGTTCCGACCTGGGCGCGACCAGATAGCGATTGGACCCTTTCTAGCTGTGGTGCTTTCCGTGCCCGTTGGGTCACTCAAGATGCAGATGCCCCATATGCGTGGACCGTATGGCGTACTGATGAAGGAGTGGAAGGTAACCTAGCGGCTGATGGCACTGTAACTATTCCAGGTGGATGGCCAGTTACACCTCCTGCTGAAGCTGACTCTGTTCTACTGGACTTCGGCGTGCAGCCTTGGTACCCAGTCTTTGGGAGTAATGCCCCAGTTCCAAGAGGTCACGCTCAAGTACGTAAAGTGCGTGAATTTACTGATGGGGATATATTAGTTACACAAGATGGAACACTAATTGGCGTTGATGAATTACTTCTCCCTACGTTTGCACAATTTCCTGATGGTCAAATTTTCACGATCATCGCCGCTGAAGGTGCAGTCACCCTCACTCCTACTGATAGTGAGATAATCCGTGACCTATCTGGTGATAGTGTTAGCTCGTATTCTATCTCAACTTTGGGTAGAGTCGATTTACTGAAGGCTCTTGATGGTTGGTGGGTGCTCTATGATTCGTCATTAAGTGCCGTAGGGGACTTTGCTACGGCTGCCCAGGGTGCTACAGCGGACAGCGCGGTCCAGCCTGGCGATCTTCCTACTTTTGG